TTGGCGGCGTCGACGGCGTCGCTCGCGGCGACGTAGCGCGCGAGGAACGCCTCGTCGCGACCGGCCTCGCGGCGCTCGCGGGCGCCGCCGCCGATGACGCCAAGCACGGCGCCCTTGGCGGCGCCGTAGAGGTCGGCCGCCGCCTCGGCGGCCAGGTGGTCGCCAAGCACGGCGCCCGCGGCGCCGAGGTTCTCGCGGGCTTGGCGCCCGCGAGTCTTGCGGGTCACGCCCATGGTGGCCAGGATACCGGGCGTGCGCGTCTTCAAGATGGCCATGATGACCTCCTCGTGCCCAAGGGGCACTATATGCGGCTTCAATCAATCAGCACCAAAATCGGCACAGAGAGATATCCACCAGGAAACGTCACCGAACTCGCTCCAGAGTCATGGTGTACGTTCCCCTACACAGTTCTTATACCCATCCAGTACGCCCGTTTTGCACGTATGTGTGCGTATACGGTCTCTGCAAGTCCCGTACGGCGCGCTAGCGAGTTGTATAGGTAAAAATGAGGGGAACCCAGACCGCGTTAGCGGCTTAGCTGGGCCCCCCTCTAGGCACCCCGGAAGCTTCCGGGAGGGTTAGGAGGGAGGAGACCCTCCCGAAATGAAGTACCTAGCATGGGCCCACCAGGACTTGAACCTGGGACCAACCGGTTATGAGCCGGCAGCTCTAACCAACTGAGCTATGGGCCCAAAAGTGGAGGGTCGACCGGGCAAGTCGACCCTCCTTACCTGCTGGGTTTGTCGTCTCCTCGTTCGGGCAAACGAGTTTATGAGACGCCGGCAGGCACACCCAAGTCAACCCAGAATGGGGACAGACTCACCAGGGGAATCGGCGAGACAGGATGTTAGGGGAACACTGTTCCCACTATAATCCTTATCCCACAAAGCACCCTGGCTTTTGCAGCTACTCTTCGTCGCCTTCGTCGTCGCCATTCGCGATGCTCGCGACGAGAGTACGGAACTCCGCGCCGTCAGCGAGCGCCTGCTCAGGCGTGATGCCGTCGAGATCCTCGATCTCGGCGTCGCCGTAGCCGCTCAAGCCGGCCATGAACGCGTTCATCTTCGTGATCACCTGCGCCTGCGTGGCCGCCAACTCGCTGAGCGCGAGGAGGTTCGTGAGGAGCTCCTCATTCTTCGCGGATTGCGCGCGAAGCGCCACGAGGACGTCGTGCAGCGAGGCGCTTGTCTCGCCGCGTGCGACGTCGATCGCCTCGAACCCTTCGTTGCAGCGCTCCTCGATCGCGTCGAGGCGGTCGAGGGCCTCCTCTTCAAACGGCATCGCAGCTTCCTCGGCGCCCTCTTCGGCCGCGGGTGCTGCCTCGGCTTCGGGCTCGGCTTCGGGCTCGGCTTCGGGCTCGGCTTCGGGCTCGGCTTCGGGCTCGGGCTCGACGGCCTTTACCGCCTTGGCGGCGCGCCGCGGCGCGAGCGGCTTCTTCTTGAGCGGGCCCTTCTTCTTCGGCGTCGTTGCTTCCGCTGCCGCTTCCTGGGCGTCAGCCTCTGTGGGCGCCTCTACCTCGGGCGCCTTATTTTCGGCGAGCTTCTTTGTGCGGGTTGCGGGATTACGGAAAGCGAGTTTACTCTTGGCCATCTCGAGGTCTCCTCCATTTGCGGCTAATTCCGCGTTCCAGTCTGCTGCGAGCGACTCCCACTTCGGGAGTGCTTGGAGCCCGTTCAGGGCCGCGCTCGTTTGCACGAGGTAGGTGGCAGAAATGTCACCTAGGCTCTCGTGCGCGTCTTCTGCAAGTTCAAGGGTACGTAGCTCTTCGATGCCATCGCTCGATACGAGTCGCTGCACCATCTCTTTTCGGCCGGTCGATGCGTACACCTCTGTGAACGTGAACAGCCCCAGGACCACAACCACGTAGCGCAGTTCTGGGTCGGTCAGTCCGTCGAAGTGTTTCTGCGCCAGGCGTGTAATCGCCTTTACCTTGGGTGGCTGGACCTTCCGCACCTTGCGCGGCCCAGCAGGTTTCGTAACCACGGCATCCCCTATTCAAGTAGTTGTGGTGCGTCGTCGATGTACTCCATATAACACGCCACGACAACCGCGTCTGGATGCTTCGTGCAGTCGCCGTCGCAGTGCAGGCTCAAGTTCTCGCTGTGCTCGTTTATGTACTCCACTAACGTATCTCGTAGGGCGTGTATGGGCCCAGTACTAACAGGCGTCTTATGCCACAGCATCTCGTGTAATTGCTCGGCCGTAGATGACCGGCAAGGCCACTTGCCGCGTGCTCGAAACACCGCGTGCCTGAGCTCGTCCAGCGGTAACGTCAGAACGATCTCAGGCAGCTGTCGAAGGTCCACCTTGTACAGGTAGGCCCGTTGGTCAGGATCCAGTCGAACCATTGTGCTCCAACCAGCCGCACCGTGCGATGAGGAGCGCGTCTGCCCGCCCATCCGATGTGCCTATTTCCGCAGACGGGAACATCCGCTGCGCGGTTTGGATGTGGTACCTCTTCTTCGCGATACCCTCCAACTTGAGTCCGTACACTTGCATACGGCGCTGCCACCTTGCGGCGGTGAGGTCTGTCACTGGGATGCCGAGTGCGAAGCACATGGCGCGCAACGTACCCCACCCTAGCCCGACCCCAAACGCCGCCTTCACTCCGTCACTCTTCCCTTGCCCACGCATAGGCTGTTGCCGCTCAACGAACGCCATCACCTCATGGTCGCGCGGGAGGTTCGCGATCTCGTGCATTACGTTGCTGTGTGCGGTTAGTGCGTCTACAAACTCGTCCGACTGGAGCATCCCGCATTCGCCGTACTTGGCGGTTGCGGTGACCGTCGCGGACTCGAGCAGCTCCTGCGTATCCGCCAAAAGCGCACGTGCCGTCAGAAGTGACGCGTGCGGACTGAGCGGGAGAAGTAGGGCGAGTAGTTGCGCGAGGTTGTAGTCCCCATGCCTGCTCGCCTTGTTCCGGTACGGCATGTCATGTAGCCCCAGGATTACTGCGCCATCCCGTAGGACCGCGACGCCGCCTGTCTTGCCTGGGTCAAATCCGATACTCAACATGCCACACACCTGCAGTTACTACTCTTTCTGGATGCTATCATCCGCGGCCTTAGTAGCCTCGATGCTTCTCGCGAGCGCGCCGTGGGCCCTCCGTGGACGAGTACGGCGTCTGGCCGTAGTTCCGTCTGGCTGTGTGCGCCTGGGACGTGTACGCGCCTCACGCGCGGGTGACGCGGCGTCGTACGACGCAATCAGTCCACGTAGCAGGCGGATTACATTTTTCGCGCGCTCAAGCCGCGCGTTCTGCGTGGACACCACAAGGTCGAGAGTTGTGAGCGTCTCCTCAATCTCACGCACAAGTGGATCAGCTGCTGCGGCCGCCTTGCGTGCGTCCACGGTCCGCAGAGCAGGGTCGCGGTTCGCCCGCTTACGTGCGGACGCGATCTGCTTCCGCAGGTCGCTCTTGGTGTACACCAGCGCAGCGTTCGGCATCACCAGTCGCCCGCGCATGTCGTACTCAAACTCCGACCAGGCAACAAGCGCGGACTCTCGCTCGGCCTGAGTCATCTTGTTGGCGCCGGACGGAAACGCGGGCTCACCGCTGACCGCGCGGTCAGCTACGAACCCGGTCTCTTTCAGCTCCGCTAGCAGTACCGCTTCAGAGCCGTTTTGGTCCAGGTCGTCGTTTTGGTCCGGGTCGTTGTGGTCCCGGCTTTCCTCGCTGGCCATGTTTCTGAGTTACCCCCATCGTCTCTGGTTCGTCTTCTGGGATGTCCGGAGCGCATACACCAAAGAAGTTGCAGCCCCTGCATCGAGATTTCGCGATGTTTCGTACAGGTAGCTGCCCAACCTCCAGTGCAGCTTCTACCCGCTGGATCATGCGGGCGATCTTCTCGCCGACTTTTGGGTCGTACGCGACACGGTGCTCCTTCATCTTCATGTCGCTCGGGGACACGTACAGGACTATGGCGAACGGTACGTTGAGCGTGAGCATGTATCCGTGGATTTGTAGTATGTGCGCGGGCTCAACCTTCGTCTTGTTGTGCGGTTGATTCGCGGATTTTATCTCAAGTACCCACTTCTCCGTCGTACCGCTGCGCTGGAATACTAGGAGCGCGTCCGCGCTGCCCGTGATGCGCAGCGCGCCAGACACTGCGCTTATCTCGTTCGTCACCTCCACGAGCACCCACTGCGGGTGCCTTCTGCGCATACGCCGCGTCACCTTGCGTATGGTCGTGGCGACCGCCGCACGGGCAACCTGGTCGGCCACATGATCCTCGAGACGACCCTGCAGGTCGTTGTGTACCGCGTGGCCTCTGCGCATGATCCCGAGGAATGTCTTATGCCCGAATCCGGCGTTTGCTGGCGCACTCTCACGCTCAGGGCGTACGCCTGACCGCTCGTAGGCTACCGCCCGCAGGCAGGTCTTTCCGAAGCTGGACGGGTGATACGCGCCAATGCGCCTGGAGTATTCACGATCCTCGGACTCCTCGAACCCGCGCTGAAATAGGTCTGCGATACTCGGAACGTCCGAGGCAGCCTCCCGACAGCGCAACGCGTACTTGTAGTCCACGTCGCGCCACAGGAGGCTGGGGTACCCGACGCTCGGGTCCAGTTGGAGCGTGGCTGACGCGCGGTCGACCATTATCACACTGTGATAAATGTTAAACCGCGCGGACCTAAGCCAGTCGGCGGCAACGTCGTCCGGCATACCCTGCGTGCTGTTACACACGACGCAAACGGTGGTCTCCGCCGCCGTGTTGAGTGCCTCGGAAACCGCACCCAGGAACAAGCTGGGCCGGATCAGGTAGTTTAGATGTGCGTGCGCCCCGGCCACGAGAACCCGCATGTTGCTGACGGTGGTCAGCTCTACGCACGTTCCTGGGTGGATGCCTCCGGACGCACCCAACGTAGCCACTTGATCAACTAGATCCGGGGACAGCATCGCACGCTCGCGAGCGTGCATGCCTCCGTCGCACGCGACGAGCAGCAGCAGAACGCCGCCGTCCTTGGTAAGCGCCTCGGTAGGGGGTGCCGGCAGCGACGTGATCACGTTCGTACATGTCACAGCGCGATGTACTTCTTCGCCTGGCGCAGGTAGAAGTTGTACCCCATACCAAGCCAGCGCATGCCGCAGATACGCAGGTCAAGCATCCGCGTAGGTACGCGCATCTCCTTGTCGGCCGTATGCCGGCTTTCGCTAGGCACCTTCACGAATCGCGTCTCACGCAACGACTCGCACATGTCTATCGTGAGCCGCCAGGAGTTTTTCGGCGCGACCCGGAGGAGTAGGTCGATCGCCTCCCCAGGTACCTCGTCGAAGCAGAAGCTGTCGAACGGCAGGAACACTGTGGCGATCGTACCAAACTCAAAGATGTAGATTGGGGTCCTGTTTGTCCGGACAGCCTGGCGGAAGATGAGGTCTAGGTCCTTCCCGTTCACCACATGGTGCGGCCGCGGGCCGTCTAGCGACAGCTTGTGCTTGTGCTCGTATAGGAACTCACCCGTGGAGAAGTCTCGCGGGTTACCGGGGGTAGACCCAGATCCGGGGACCAGGTCAGCGCCGAGCTCCAGTGCGATCTTCCGCTCACGCACGGACGCACTTTGTCGGGCAGTCATCGGACCGCCGCGCATGCTGCGCGGGTTTCTTGCACGCATTGTTCGTAACTCCTGCTCAGCCGCTCCGACCGCGGCGGCATGTATCGCGGAGAGGCTTATGGCCTCTGCGCTGATCGTCCAGTCCGGCCCAATCAACGCGCGCACCACCTGTACCGCTTCCGGCGCGGCGAGCAGCTGCTTGAGCAGGGCAAGGCCGGACGCCTTGTGTACCAGCGTCAATTGTGGGCCATCCGGACCCACGTCGCACTCCGCGGGCGCGTACACAAGTGCCAACCCGCGCAGGGTGTGCGCGTGCACGCGGGCTACCTTACGTGTGGCCGTGGTGTGGCTGTCGCCGACGATGACGTTTACGCGCCCAGACACGTCACGCCTCCATGGACGCGAACAGCGGGTTGTACCCTAGGGCAGCCTGCAGCGTTGCGTGGTAGACGTCGAAGAACAGCTCCTCGTCAGCACGGAGCGCAGCGACAACACCTGGTAGCCCTCCGCCGATCCTGATTCTGCGGAACCCATCCTCCGAGACCGTGATGCTCTCGTCCGCAATCTCCTCCTCGGTGGCGGCCATGTCGATGGTGTACCAGCGCCCGCGGTGCACAGCTATGCCGTGTATCTTCGCCGTCTGTGCGAGGTCAAGGCACACATCTGGCCCAGAGTCTACATTCCAGATGTACTGCCCTTTTGCGCCCGTCGCTAGCCCATGCTTTCCTTTGGCGATCGTCCAGTTGACCTCAAACGCAACGACCTTGTCGCCCTTCCGGAAGGGCTTGCCCTTCCGCAGGTGAATATCTACCGCCTTTGCATGCTGCAGGGCGAAGCCGGACGTCTCGGTGGTCTTCTTGTACTGCCGTCCGCCGCTGGTGTTTATGTTCGCGCGCGCCGGATTTATGACGAACAGTACGGTGTCCACGGGTTCGCCGTTCTCCTGCGGTATGCGGAACTTCGTGTACATCCGCACGCAGAACTGAGTCACAAGCCTGGACCACGCAGCCATCCTGCGCTCGTCCTTGAACTGCTTCTTGACGTCGTCGCGCGTCTCGCCGGATCCCATCTCGTCAATGATGCCGATCTGAAAGGCGCCAGATTCGATGAGCTCAGTCGCGGTCTCGAAGATGGCCTCGGCGGGCGCGTCTTTCGCGGTGTCGCTGTTTTGGAGGGTGATAATTTTGAACACGCCTACGGTGTCGCCAGCGTACTCATCCGGCACGTCCTCAGCGTCGATGCCAAGACCCGTGAGCTCGTCGTCGCTGTAGGCCACTTGCACGCCAACGAGGCGCGCGAGGCTTGCGTCCATTCGGTACCCGAACGACGAGAAGAACGTAGCTGCCTCGTCAGAGTACAGCCGCTGATTCATGCCCGCCGCCGCACACGCTAGCCCGGTCTTGCCGGTACCCTTCTCACCGTGCAGCTGCACGAGTGTTCCACCCGGAAACCCGCCCACCAGCTCGATATCCATACTGATGATGCCTGTGGGCCGGCGGATGTGGAACGGGGTGCGCATGTCCACCGAGTCGCACACAATGACTGCCTCACCTAACGACTTGTCGATCTTGGACAGGACCTCGTTAATCTTACGCCGCCTGTCACTCAGTGTTGCCATGTGCCGCGCCCTCCGCTTCCTTAGCCTTACGCTCTTTCTTCTCTTCCGCCGTCTGACCCTTACCAGACGCGACCTTCTCGAGTGCCACCTGTGCGTCTACGCCGGAGTCGACGAGGCGCTGTACCTGTTTGTTAGGTACCGCAAACTTTTCCATAATGTGTCCACCTCTCACGTGGTGCAGCCGCAGCTGCCTCGGCATTATAGGTGTTCGTCCATTGACGTGATAGACAATTCTCATGTTTTGGCTTTGCCGAATGTATCCGCCGTGTTAGGGGGGATACGGAGCCATAACTTTGGCGTGCGCGCGATGGCACGCAACGCAGTTATCACAATGTGATAACTGCGCGACGCGCTACTTGGTCTGCAGCCAGTTGCCGCCGGACTTGCCGGTGGTGTCAAGCGGTACGGAGATGCGCAGCCCCATCGGGGTTTCCATGAGGTGCTTAATGCGCGCGAACAACTTCTTGTTCTCTCGGTGCGCTATCGGGATCTCGAGCAGAATCTCGTCGTGGATCTGCACGAGCATGTGCACCCCGCACTCCTCCAGGTACTTGTCTTCCCACAGCGCGAGCATCGCGAGCAGCGCAATGCCTGCCGCCGTGCCCTGGATGGGTGTGTTCTTCGCCTGCCGCTCGCTGGAACTCTCGTCACGGTTGAGCGCAGAGTAGAACCCGTACAGCTGGCGCCGCTTACCGAACATGCTCTCTGAGTAGCCGTTCTCCCGCGAGAACTCAATCATCGCTTCCTGCGCGATGCGCGCGTTAGGCATCGCGTCGAAGTACAGCTCTAGGTACTCCTCTGCGACCTCTCGGGACACACCAATCGCCGCAGCGAGACGTGCCAGACCCATCCCATAAAGCAGGCCAAAGTTTAGGGTCTTCGCCGCCTTCCGGAACCCGAGTAGGCGCTTCTCATTCGATGTAAGCGCCACCTTGTCCGGGTGCTTGTCGTCTACGTCATCTTTGCGCTTGGCCTCGAGAATTTCATCGTAGTTCTCCCCGAACATCATCGCGGCCACAGCAACGTGCGGGTCGCCGTCCAGGATTGACTGCTTCAGTACCGGGTCATCACTCAGTGTGGCGAACACCCGAATCTCTACCTGCGAGTAATCGCGTGCAAAGAAGTAGTAGCCCGGCGACGCTATGTACGCTTCCCGGATGAACGGCGGCTGGTTCTGCAGGTTCGGGTCACTGGACGCCAGGCGGCCTGAGCGCGCACCGATCTGCTTGAACGTGGTGTGTACACGCCCGCGCCGGTGCTTCTGCAGCGGAGCCATCACGTACGTGCTTAGCTTCTTGCGTACAGCCGTGTACTCGAGGACCTTGGCTGCGAACTCGCAACCATCCTGCGCGATCTTCTTGAGCGCGTTCTTCCCGGTCGCACGTTGGCCGGTGTCTGTGAATTCCGTGCACTCGTACCCAAGTACGTCGTACACGTGCGCCGCGACCTGCTTACCAGAGTTCGGATTGAAGTCGACCTTGCGGGTCTCCTGCACGAACCACCGGCTCAGGACGCCAAGCTCTGCGTCGTACCGTGCAGCAAAGCGGTGCAGCAGCGACTGGTCTATGCAGACGCCGCGGCGCTCACACCCGAACAGTATCGTCGTGTATGGCACCTCGAATGCCATAAACAGATCCCACTGTGTGCGGATGTGCTTATACACATTTGAGCGGTTGTTACACGGAATCTCCATGAGCTTCTTGCGGAGCTTCGTATGGCACTTCGCGGTCACATACGCGTCGAGGCCTGCGTAGTGCGCCACAACGTCTTCATTGTCCGGGTCAAGCAGGATCTCATGAAGTGTGCGCGTCTTCATCTGGTCACCGAAGACCTCGGTGAAGCTCTTCATGCGGATATTCAGCAACTCAAGCGTCGCGAACTTGAGCGAATGTGGCCGGTCGTCGTCCACCATGTGGTGTGCGACCATGCTGTCGATGATGCGGTAGCTGGTCTTCTCGGTCTTTGCCAGGATGTCTATCCCGGCGTTAAGGATCATGTGCAGGTCAAACTTGGCGTTCCACATGATCAGCTGGATCGACGGGTCCTGCAGCAGGTCCGCTATGTAGGGGAACGCTTCCTCGAATATGACCCATCTGTCTAGGCCACACGAGATAGATATGATGATCGCGTAGTCTTGCGACGTGCTGATGCCGGTGGTCTCGGAGTCTACCGCAAGCTTCTTGTACGGCCTGAGCTTGCGGACCATCCGCTCAGCAGCTTCCTGCGTGCGCACGATCTGCGTTTCGGGAAGGATGGTGAACTTTCCCAATTGCTCCTCCGTAAGTACAAAAAAAGCGCCGCCCCTGGGTGGGGCGACGCTGCAACTAACCTACGTGGCTAGTCCTTTGCAACGTAGTCCGCATCATCAGCGGCACCCTCGTTGCCCGAGTCGACCGCGGCCTTCTCGAGCTTTGCAAAGTGCTTCTTTCGCATCGAGTCCACCAGCGCCTGAGTCTCCTTGAGGGACATCGGTAGCCCACGCTCCGGACCGAGCCATTCCTTGAGGCGCATGTATTGGTCGCGGATGTTCGGCGCGTAGAAGCGCTCCACGGTGAAGCTGTCGGAGTCAGGGGAGAGCTCCAAGTTGGCGCGCCAGTCCTTCGCAAGCGGCTTCACGTCCACGACCTCAAGGATGCTTGAGCGTCCGCTCTCAACCGCGCGCACGGTGATCATGCTCTCCCACGGGTTGTCGATCACCTGCGGGTTGTCGCAGCCGTCGGTCCACTTCGCGTTGTGCTCGTAGCCACGTTGGACGCTGCACTTACGCACCACCTTCAGCACCCCCCACTCGTCACAGTGTGGGCACTGCACCTCCTGGTCTCGGCACTGCACCTCGAGCTCGTCTGTGAGTACGTCGTCCTCTTCGATGCCCGAGTTGCTGTCGAGCACGATCTTGTCGCAGTGTATGCACGAGAGGTGGTCAGTAAACACCTCACCCTCGCCGCAGGACAAGCACCGCACCGCACCGTCAAGTACGCCGTCGATCAGGGCGTCAGTCTGCGCGGGGTTTAGCTCGAAGAACACGTCCCGCCCCGCCTTACGCGGGATGCCTTCCTCGCAGTGGTAGCACAGCGTCTCGTCGTTCTCGTCCACGCCATCGCAGCGGTGGAAGTTGTGGTACTCCGCGGTGCCCTTCTTGACGATCTCCTCGTGGTAGAAGTCGTAGAGCGTTGCGCGAAACACGGTCACATCACGCGAGATGAACCGGCTCTGATCGTGTTCGTCGGCCTGCGAGTACGCCAGGTCGAGCAGATCCGGGTAGGGCTCGTCCTCGTTCGGCAAGGTGCCGTTGTGGCTGATTGACCACACGGGCCCCTTCCGGCCCTCCTCGCCCCGACGAAGCGGCCAAGCGCGCTGCATGAGCACGCCAGGAACCTTCTGCCCGGGATTGTTCGGGTCGTCCTGCAGGTGGATTACGAGCGGGACGGGCTCGTACTCTGCGTTGTTGAACTTGTCAGATCGCTTTGCCTCGCCCGGGTCCGGGCGGAAGTAGTGGTTCATCCACCGGAGCAGCTTCCACTCCGGGACCTCGGACCCAGCACGTGCGCGCTGCCGTCCGGCGGCAGCCGCGGTCTTCTTGCGGTACGCTGCGTACCCGGACTCTTTCTTCGGCTTCGGCTTCTCGCGCCCGTCCTCGGACGCGCCTTGGGCGGACTCTTCTTCGCGAGCAGCCTTCCGCTGCGCGACACCGTTGCGTGTACGACCACGCCCAGCACTCCACCTATTACCAGCCATCATATCTCCGTACTTCCTCGTAGTATCCATACGAGGCTCGCCATGTGTGCTCTGTTACAGCGTCTTTGATCGCTGAAAGCACCTCGTGTTGTCCCAGGTCGTCTGGGCTCGCCAGATCTTCTGGGTTTGGGTAGTTTGCTACGCGTACTCTAATACCTGCCGATCGTAGCTGCGGCATCGCCTTGCTGGTACCTTCTCGACCAGCGTTATCGTCGTCGAGGAACAATACCACCCTAGACGTTGTCCGTTGCAGTAAATGCATCTGCGCGTCGGTTATGTACGGACCCATTAGTGCGACCGTATGCTGCACGCCAGCCATTACCGTGTGCATGCACGCCTTGAATCCCTCTGTTAGGACAATTGGCGCACGTGGGTCGCACTGCCCCAGCATGCGTGCCGCGTAGAACCGAAACATCCCGTACAGGACCAGCCCCTTTGACGGCTCATAGTCCTTCGGGGCACCGCCGCCGTAGTCGCGTGCTGTGTACACCCTGTACCGCTGTGGATCGCTGTTATCGGACGCCCGGCCGGACACCGAGGCCAGCCGACCCAGGTGGTCACGTATGGCGAACGTTGTTCGCCCGCGGTCTGTGTCGTAACCGACGTCAAACTCTCGAAGGATCTCCTTAGAGAATCCTGCCTCAAGTAACTTCTTTGGCCAGTACCCGTCGTACATACCGAGCAGCGCGTCGTTGAGAATCGGTATCCGGTCTTCGACCGCGAAGGTCTCGCGCAGCTTGGAATGCAGGAGGCCTGCGGCTATGTGGCTCTGCAGTGCCTCGGTCACGTCCGCCAGGACGGCTCCAGGGGCACCCAACTCCTTCAGCAGGCCGTGAAGTCCCCACCCCCGTGTGCAGCGATGGCAGAACGACATCCCAGGCATCTTCTTGCCTTTGGGCGGGCCAACATAGATGTAGAAGCCTTTGTGCTTCTTCTCACAGGGGCATGTCGTGTTGATATTTGTCGCGCCCTCAGAGTGGCGCCCAATGTCCATGTATGCGGACAGGAGGGATAGTACGTCCATTGCTTGGCCTCGTACGCTACTCCAGTGGTGCGTCTTCGTCTGGCGCGTCGGCAACCTGGTTATGTCCAAGCGCTCGTTGCGCGAGGCTGGTTGAGTTTCGGCGCCTGCGCGGCTGTCGGCGCTCTGCGGTTTCCGCGTCGTCGCCGTTGCGGCGCTTGCGCGCGTCGATGACCTCCTTGAGCCCGAACAGCTCAAGGTCGGGTCGTTCCCTGAAGTCCGCGCACAGCCGACTGTTGATTACGATCCCGTCAGCGTTGGACTCCCGTGTAAGAGACGTGCGTAGGCTTGTCGTGTCGTTAGATTCGTCGGTCACGACGTTCACGCCCATGTCCAGGTCCTGGATCATGGACGTGGCGCCCGCGATCGCTTCGATTCCGCCGAAGTCATCTCCGGACTTCGCGGCCTCGGCCACCCGCCTCACGTCGGACTGCATCCCTATAAGGATCGGAACTTTCGTACCTTTGGACACAACCTTCAGCGCACGTGTGCGGCCGGCGAATGACTTCCACCCCATTTCGTCAGAAGACCCCGGGACGCCAAGCATGTACGCAGAGTCGAGCACTGCGATGTCCGCTTTGAACGATATGATTTTCTCGCGGACGGAGTCCGCTGTCCCAGGGCTGCCATCCGCGCGGTCTAGGTCTGTGAACAGTATTTGCCCAGCACCTATGCTGCCCACCACGCGCTCGACTGTGTTGAGCATGCGGATCTGCTCAGTCCGTGTGAGCTCATGCTTCTTGAAGCGCGCGTAGTCGACACGCGCGATGATCGACGCGAGGCGGTGCAGCGTGTTGCGCCACATCATCTCCTTGCTGTACAGCAGCACCCTGTACCCACGGGTGTACAGGTGGGCGGCGATGACCAGCAGAATGAAAGTCTTCCGGTGCTTTGGCAGGCCCCAGAACATAATCAGGTCGCCCTCTTGGATTCCGCCCGTGTCCCTGGTGAGCGTCTCCCACGGAAATGGGATCCCGCCTATGCCGTCTGCCGCGTCGAATCTGTCGAACTCTGCCGCAAGGTCGCGCACCGCGCTCTCGTTCCACAGCACGTCGGACTTCTTTGTAACGATCCCCTGAAGCTGCTGGAGCCGATCGACCATGGTCACAAGCGCCTCGGCGGGGCCATTCTCCAGCTCAACGTTCCAGGCGGCGCACGCGGAATGCACGCCCAATTCGAGGTGCGTCTCGATGATCTCGTTGACTATGGTAGGTAGGTCGTCCGATGAGTGCACAAGCTCGATTGTCCGGTTTGCCTCCTCGAACAAAGTTAGAGACGGGACCTTACCAAAGTTGTTTGTGCGCACGTAAAACGAGTCTAAGTACCGCCAGGACTTTCGGCCCTCAGCGGTTGATAAGGTCTTCGGCGCTATACCTAGGTCGAGCGCCGCCTTGTAGGCACTCACCGGGTTCTCTGCGGTCAGGATGGTGCGGACTAGCGCTAGCTCCCAGTTCAACTCGAACGCCTCCTAGGCGCGCCGAATATCACAGTGTGATAATGGCGCGCCGGTATTTATCCTGCGATGTGGTTTAGCACAAGTAAGTCTTTCACCTTACCCCGCGTCTTGGCCGACCTACTGATGTTCCTCGTGTCCGCAATTTGGTATTGCGTGAGGAGCCCGTAGAGTTTCTGTGTCTCTCGGTTATTGGCGTTCGAAGTATACATCATCACATGCGACCCGGCCGTACGCAGCATGTGCGACGCCAATATTGCCTGGTCGTAGATGTCGAAGCCAGCGGCGGTGTACCCAACGAACGGCTTGGATTCGGTGGTGTCGATGGACTTCCCCAGGTAGGGTGGGTCCATGTAGATGACTACGTGGTCTGGGTCCCCGTAGTCCTCGAGTCCGTCAACCGCGTCCAGGGCATCCTCGTAGCTGCGGACCGTCAGCTCGATCTCACCTCGAAGGTTACCCGCAAGCCGGGCGATCGCCCTGATGTTCTCAACGTCACGTGCACTGAACGTACCGTCTTTACGGACGGGTGTATTGAACACCCCGCCGCGCGTCGTGCGGTACAGTCCGCTGTGGCACGCGCCGTTAATCCACAGGAGTAGGCTAGCCAGCTTTGTCAGGTCGGCATCACCGGCATGCTCCAGCCTGTCTAAGATGCTGTTGTAGTCGCGTCTCCGCGCGTTGTAGTACGCCTCTGCGGCCGCGTACTCGTTTGTGCTGTCTGCGAAATCCGGCGCCTTACGCACGTGCTCGTTGTACTGCGCGATGAGCTCCTCGGTGTGCCAAAGCACTCGGCTCCACAGGACAATGAGTCCGGGGTTCGTATCGGATAGTGCGATGTGATCGCACAGGTCGAGCGCATTCTCGCAGAGGGCCCGTAGAAACACTGCGCCCCCACCTAGGAAGGGCTCAACGTAAAGCTCTATGGGGCCTTCCGTGTACGCCTCAATGTGGGCAAGTATGTCCTCTGCTGCGCGGCGCTTACCGCCGACCCAGGTAAGGAAGGGGCGCAATGACATGCTGTCTCCGTCTAGTTGTCGTACACGCCGCTGTTGTGCTGCGGTATGTCTTCGCGGATGCGCGCGATGGTGCTGTCGATCATCGCAGACGTAGCACAGTCGACGCTGAGGATCAGGTTGTTCTGCTCATCCTCTAGTGTCTCTGGGTTCTCGGCCGTGATGGTCTTTGACACACCAACTTCGAAGCGCGTCTTGTCCCACTCACCGCTCCCAAACGGGACCGCGGAGTGGATCTTGGTGTACACGGTAACGGACAACGTGCTTGAGTGAGTGACGTGGATCGGGAATTCGTACCCAGCCCCCTCCTCGACATCGGTGTCAACGTCGTCGGCGGCGCGCTCAGCCATTGAACGCTTCGTCACCCAACACGCGCATCTTCTTTGCGTCAAGGTTCTTCGGCCGGTGCACGCGTGGCGCATTGATCTCCTGCGTGAACGCGCTGGCTACGGCGCCAGCAAACGGTGCGTACGCCGGATTCTGCGTGACGAGCTCAGACACGAGCGCGTGGTTGAACGTCGTGATAACTCCAGGGTGCTGGAGTAGCTCCATCGGCAACTTCTCTGGGGCGTACGACGTGTCGGTGCTTCCCTTCGTCACCTTGAATCCGGACTGTAGGAAGCCGGGGGACGCCTTGTCCTTCAGCATGCTCACGAACACGTCCGCCGCGTCGTTGTACTCACCGAACGCCTCTGTGAGCTCGTCCCACGCCTCTTTGCCGATTCGCTGGATCGCCTTGAGGACCACGGCACGCTTCTCGTCTACGGTCTTGCTGTAACTCTTGATTGTCATGCGATCTCCTTGAGGTATGCGAAGTACGCGAGGGCCGCGTACATTTCGCTCAGGTGGCGCGTTTCAAACGCGTATACATCAACATCTTCGTCGTCAAGCCACGGTGCGCCAGAAACGTACCATAGCCCATCTTCAGCAGCTTCCGCGGTGATCCGCACAGACGCATCGTCTTCTATGCGCCGCAGGATCACCGCAAGTGTCCCCGCATCGCTAAACAGCGGCGTAAACTGCGCGGGAGAAACGTTATGTGTGGGGCGCCCAACGAGTGCGGTGTGTTTCGTCGGCTGGCACACCGCAAGCGTTGCGAGTGCCTGCACTACCACCACGGCGTTGCGCTGGTCTTCTAGGCGAACGCCCAGAAACCCGGCGACGGGCCGCAGCAGAAGCTCGTTACCGCGCGCCAGATCGGAACGTAGTGTGGTGCCCAGCTGGCCGTCTACCCGAATGTGCGTTGCGTTGGTCCATGCGTCACTCATTTAGTACTTCTTCAGCCTCTGCGGCGGTCGTTATCTCGCCCCCTTCTACCCTGGACAGGAAGTTCTCTACGCGCATCGCACGCTCCAGGTACTTGTACATAGTCGCCCACAATCCTTCAGGGTTCTGTACATCTTCACGTCTGTTGAGCTCCCAGTACCCAGGTATCGCGACGACCGGCTGTAGGAATGTTGCGCGGGACACATCGCTCAACCAGGTGCCGGGCACCTCGCAATACAGCATCTGCCCAAGCGCCCACTTGTAGTTCAGCGGGATCATGCCGGACACCTGGTAGTTCCCCTTGGTGCGCTTCACCAAGGTAGCGTACGCGCGAGTCCCCATCACAAGCACCATCTTCGGCCGGAAGATTGAGATCTCCTCCAGAAGCCGAGGCAGGCATGCCGCCAGTGCTTTGGCTTTTGGTGCGTCAATCATCTCTGTGCGATCGTAGGTCCTGAACCTGCCGTGCTGCGGCAGCTTCGTTGGGCAGAGCGTGGCTGTAGTTACGACTATGTACCCCTGGTGTACGTCGAGCACCTCACCTATAAACTCGACCGGCAGTGAGGTGTTGCACTCCATGGGCGACTCGTACATGAATTCCGCGTCGTATTCTCCCACAACGATCATCAGCGCAGTATGCCCTTCGGCAGCGTACTCACCGACGTATGGGTACATCTGAAACGAGTTGTCCACCTCCTCGGTATCTGGGTCTACGCGGTTGCTGCAGAGGTCACATCGGTCGCAGTCCGACCACTCCGTCCGAAGTATCCTGAGCTTGTCGAGTGTGTCTGAGTTATCGTTGCTCATAGCGTACTAAGCTTATACCTCGATAGTCCTTGAGCTTGCGTTGTATGGACTCGAAGGTCGCCCGCACAGCAGGAATTCTAAAGTCGTACATCCAGAACACCTCCGGCTGCGGCTTACCTTCCTGTGCACGCTCTAAGCGGCCACGTGTCTGCACCGTCCCGACCCAGCCCGCGCCGGGCGTGAGCATCAGCAGCGTGTCTAGGTGCGGAGCGTCCAGCCCTTCTCGTGTCACCCCTTCAGTGGCGAGGATCACCTTCCCAGAGCGCATCAGACCCGGCCTAAGCTTAGGCGGGGTGTCCCCCGTGATAACCACGGACTCAATCCCGTCCTCGTCAAGTAAGTCCTTCAGCGCTTGTGGGTGCGCCAGGTCGGTGGACAGGGCAATGATCGTGCGCCCCTCCGCCTTCAGTTTCGCGATCAGCGCTCTGATCCAAATTAGGCGTTCCCGGTTCTCCGAAAACATGCGCGCGAGTAGAACCCCTCGCCGCTCGAGCGGAGCACGGTGAACGGTGCCGTAGTCGCGCTTACTTAGTTCAGTTGGGAGCTCCACCAGCCAGTCTATTGCGGGCATGTCTGGGGTCACGTCCACGAAGAAGATCCCACCCGTGTGGTTCGTCATCAGCACCTGCTGCCCGTCCTCGCGGTGGGGTGTTGCAGTCAGGCTGATCCTGTTCGAGAAGAACACGTTGCCTGTAAGGTTCAGCATCTTTGCCGGGAGGTGGTGCGCCTCGTCAAAGAACACATTCCCGAAGCGCTGCCGGATCCGCATGGGCACCTTGCTCGCGTGACGGGCAAGGGTGCGCTGGCCAATGATCACCATTGGGCGCTGCCACAGCGGCAGGACCCCTGTGCGCAAAAACGTAATGATCGCTGCGCGCTCGTGCTCGTGCTCGCGCACCGTGCGCATGAAGGGTTTCGCGCGGCCGCCCAGCGTCTTCAGGATCCGCATGTTGAGCGTCCGCACGCCCAGCGCGGCCCACGCATCGTCTAGTAGTCGCACCAGCGCGCCATCGATCTCACGCAAGCGCGTTACGCAAGCGCCGTCAGTGAGCGGGACCTCTACGAAGTTCAGCATCTTTGCATGCCCGTGGATCATCCCGATCTCGGACGCAGACAGATCTAAAAACTTCTGGGCTGCGTCTAACCACTGGTGTGCGATCCCGGTGTTGTCTACGACCACAACGAACGGGGCGCCGTGCTGCGCGGCGCGCTCAAGCGCCATCACCGTCTTCCCCTTCCCACACGCCTCCACGAACGTTCCCTCGTCTGCGTCCAGAAGCGCGTCCAGCGCTTCAATCTGTTGCGGTCGCGGGACGATCCGGCTACCGAAATCCCACGAGGACCTGTACGGGGCGCAGTCGACTACGTGCACGTCAGCACGCGTAGTTGACAGGTCGATCGTGTTCTTCGGTACACGGATGTACGGCTCGCCAGCGACAGTGCACTCAGTTATCACACTGTGATATCTGCCCCCGGCGCGGTACTTCGCGGCGGCCTTAACTGGTGCGAAGTCAATCGGAAGATTTTGGGGGATCCACAGGTCTGCCGACTTCACGGCACACATTGTCTCCGGGGCCCACCCAAGCTCTGGGCACGGCGCGCAGCCGGGCTTGCCCGTGCTTAACAGCTTTGCCATGTCTGACCTCACGTATATTATGGGGTGGTTATCTTTGTGCTTATACCACGAAGCACACACCAAATGTGGAGCGCTCAATGACCACCAACAGCCACCAAGGCATCGAAGACGCGGGCACCGCCAACGGAGCGTTCGCGCACGAAGTTCTGGGCGCCACAGGGATCGTCGACGCGGAGTACATCAACAAGTTCGCATCCATGTGCTTCGACACGCTGCCCGACGAAAGTTTCGCGGTGGTGATTCACTCTGACGAGGGCACTGTGCGGCGCATGCCGCTAATTGATACGTCGTCTGCAAAGATTGCGGCGGTGTACCTAACGAAGTGCGCGGACGCGCTCCCGGCTGACGTGTACGCCACGGCGGTTGCGCGTATCCAACACTTCGCGCCGGAGGTCGTCATGCGCAAACAGACGCCTAAGGTGGCGAGTGCCGCCGCTGTCGTGGTCCCCTGTTTTGGCACAGGGGTCGAAGCGAACCCTTACGCGGAGCACGCAGTTTCTCTGCGCCGGATGGGGCCGTCCGCGCTCCGCGACATGGCGAAGGTCGCGTCTGCGAACGGCGCAGACCTCTCCGCCGCAGCCGAGTTCATTCCGCACATCACCGAGTACACCGGGGACTCGTTCGGTACAGGCTTCCGCGCACACGTCGGGCATCGTAAGACCGCATTCGCCTCCGACGAACTCGCGCAGAAAGTACTCGACGGTCTTCTGGAGAAGACTGCACTGCGGCAGATCGACGCGGATGACGCTGCGCGGGTTCTCCACGCGTTCGACCAAAAGTTCGGAGACTGCGGCGCCCCGGACGCCTACCGCACGGTGTTTGCGAACCAGCGGCAGAAGGTCGCGGGCTTCAACATCCTGGCGCATCTCGTGAAGAACGCGGACAAGATCAAAGCGGTGTACGGCGCGGATGTGGCGAAGCAACTGCGCGATAATCCTTCCGAGGTATACGAGTCTCTACCGCGTCCCATGAAGGACCGCATCCAGCGCATGTGATCGCCGTGTGGTAGGCTAACTGCGATTCTTGCTTCACGAGAGCCGCCAAATGACGCCCCACCAGAAACACGCACGTGCACAACTTCTGCAGGACATCGGTGCCCACCCAAGCGCCATCATGGACATGCTTATTCGTGTGTTCGGCCACGAGATCCTCACCTGGGACTCGCGCACCATCTGGGAGGAGATCGAGGATGAGTTCGGCATCGCTGCCCCGCCCCAGACGGAGAACAAGATCCAGGCGATGCGCACGATCCTCACCACATTGGTTCCGTGGCGTCGCTGGGACATCTTCGCACACGTTGCGCAGGCGCTGAGCGGGCAAGACGCCATCTTCGAGGAGATCCTCCCGCCAACGGTTCCGCGCGTAATGTACGCGATTGACACCATGCGCAGGGCCTCGCCAGAGCAGGAGTTCTCAGAGGAGGTTAAGAAGGCCATCGCCGCTGCCCTGTTCTACGAGGGATACGTGTACGTCGGGAAGCATGCGCTGTCGCCGCACAAATACCTGGTTCAGCTCGGCGCCGACCCAGAGCTTCTTCGGGAGATTCATTCGGCACGGGTCGCCGGCACTCCCGCTCCCAGCGTCACAGCGCAGCTTCAAATTGAGCGTGCTCTCGGCCTAGACGCTCTCGTTGCGGCGTACGACAAGCGCCTGCTCGCAGACCAAAAGAAGGCGGCCTAACATGTCGAGTACGAGCGCCCTAAGCCCAGGACGTCCCGGAGACGCGGAACTGTACCCATCGCCGTTCTTCAACGTCGCGAAGATGTACGAGCCTCGGACACACGCCGAGCTGCTCGAGTACTGTAACTACTACGCGAAGTACTCTGGTCCGATTCACACGACGATCCGGAAGCTCGCGGCGTACCCCGTCACGGAACTCTCCTTCTCGGGGAAAGATGACCAGTCAGGGGAGCAGTACGCCCGCGTAGCCCGCGCGGTGAAGCTGCGTGCGCACCAGGTCGGGCACAACCAGGACAGGTACGCCTATGGGCTCGCCGTTACGGTGGCGCGTAGGAAGTTCAAAAAGCACCTGGTGTGCAGTAACTGTAACGCGCGCAAGCCGATCACTGAGGTGCGCTACAGCTGGCGCGGGTACCAGTTTCACCTCGACTGTCAGGAGTGCAATACCCTCGGCGTGGCCCAGCCGGTCGACGTGCAGCAGCTGGGTGAGGGGAGCGTGCGTTTCGTTCGACTGAACCCGCGCCACATCATCACGCGTAAGGACCCTTACACGGGCGACGGCTCCTACTTCTTCAAGCTACCCGACAAGCTGCGCCGACAGATCCAATCTGGGATCAAGTCTGTGATCCAGTCCGTTCCGAACGTGTACCTGAACGCGGCCCGACATAAGCGGCTGATCCTGCTCCGCCCGGAGCATGTGTTTGTCAGCGAGCGCACGTCGATCTCCGATGACGACATCGTGTTCAGCGACGGCACCGCGGGTGTCCCTCTGATCGCACCTGTGCTCCAGGACCTGTTCTTTATCAAAATCCTGATGAAGAGTCAGGAGGCCGTCGCGCTTGAACATATTGTTCCGATGCGCGTTCTGTTCCCGATGGTCACCACAGAGGCCAACAACGTATACGCGCTGGCAAACCTGTCCGACTGGAAGCGGGAGGTCGAGACACAAGTACGTCTTTGGCGCAAAGACTCCAACCGTGTAGTCATCACAGGGTTCCCGCTCGGGTACCAGCAGGTGGGTGGCTCAGGACGCAGCATGCTGCTGCACCAGGAGCTACGCCTGTACATTGAGGGCATCATCTCAGGGATGGGTGTGCCTGCCAGCTTCTACTACGGAGACGTGCACTACACGGCAGCTTCTGTGAACATGCGCGCACTGGAGAACGAGTTCTACGGTGTACGCGTCGAGCAGATGGGGTTTGCGGAATTCTACGTAAGGCACGTGTCTGAGGCGACCGGCTGGCCCCCAGCGAAGCCCAAGTACGCCCCATTCCGTATGGCCGACGACACCGCGCGGATGGGTTTCGACCTGAACCTCGTGGGGCAGCGTGTGATCTCCAAGAAGACGTTCAGCGAGAAGTACGGGATCGACTACGCCCAGGAGAAGGAGACCGTCGCGAAAGAGATGGAGGAGCAGTCAGCCCTCGCCGCAAACGAGGCAGAGTCCCAGGCGAAGGCGCAGACAAGCGCACAGCTGATCCAGGCCAAGGGTCAGATCGCCGTGCAGGGCCTCATGCAGTCCGTAGGTATGGGGCAGCCGGACCCAAGCCAACAGCAGGCGCCCCAGCAGGGTCCGGGCCAACAGCAGGCGCCCCAGCAGGTGGACCCGAGCCAGCAGCAAGCGCCACCGCAGATGGACCCGAGCCAGCAGGTGGGTATGCTCCCGCCACCGCCACCGCCACCAACACGTGAGGTGCTGCAGGCGCAGGCGGCGCGGCAAGCGCGTGACCTCTCGGCACAGCTCGTCAAGATGAAGCCCGCACGCCAGAAGACTATTCTGGCGCGCATCATGAAGCTGTCCCCGTCCGTCGGGAGGCTCGTGTCGCTGGAGCTAAGCGCGCTGCAGGGGGCGAAGAAGTCGTAGGTAAAAAATAGGGGGCGTTCCCCCCTATCTTTTACGTGTCCTGGAATACGGCAGTCAACACACGCACACCCACCTGGCGGCACCTACCGCACTCCCCGGAGTCATAGTACGGACGAGCGTCCTCGTACGCTACGGAGAGCAGGCACCTGGGGCACATGAACGTGTACGCCTCGCCAATAGCCCGTGTGTAGAACGGGCAGGCGCCGCAGTGCGACGGGTAGGTACACCCGCCGGCCTTGCGGTTTATGGCGCAGTACGCGGGCTTGACGTCGGATCCAACCACACGGCCTCCTTAGCGCGACGAACCGGCATCCGCGGCCTCGGATAGCTCGTCAGTGCTGTTGCGTTCGTCGGTCATTGTGCAAGAGTATAGACGCTTCATGGGTCTCCTAGCGGGGGTGGTAGTTAGTGTCCCCCGTAGTATTCTTATGCCAGACTCGAGGTGCATTTTGTGGTAGGCGCCTGCGCGTAACCGATTATCACAGCGTGATAATCGACGCCCCTCAGCTACAATGCAGTAGAACATTACCAACGGTGGAGGCAGAAAATGTCTGAGAAGCCCCTAGTGCTAAACAAGCTCAACCCGCGCCCTACGGCGGCGGCTCTGCTGAGCGGCACAATCAAGGAAATTGAACGATACTTCCCGTTCGAGACAGAGAAGTACCGCCTTGAGGTGTCTAACGTTCGCGCTACGAAGGACCTACGCGTAGACGACCTCGACGCGCAGTACAAGGCGCGCATGACAAAGCGCACGTGGGCCTCTCCGATTGCGGGCGACTTCAAGATCATCGACAAAGCCACCTCACGCGTAGTGGCCGAGAAAAAGGGCATGTCTGTCCTGAAGCTGCCGCACATCACGAAGCGGTACTCGTACATCATCGACGGAACCGAGTACCAGCCTGACAACCAGACCCGCCTCAAAAGCGGAGTGTACGCACGGCGTAAGGCTAACGGCGAGCTCGAGTCGCAGTTCAACTTGGTCAAGGGGCGCGGCTTCTCGATGCAGTTCGAACCCGAGCGGAAGCGGTTCTTGCTCCGGTACGGAACTATCAATGTCCCGCTGATGCCTGTCCTGCGCGCGCTCGGCGTGTCTGACGCCGAGATCAAGAAGGCATGGGGCGCAGAGGCCATGGCCGAGATTGACGCACACCGCACGACTGGTGCTCTGGAGAAGATGGTTAGGGCAGTTGGTCCTCGCGGGTACGCCAACGCCCCCGCCACCGGACAGTCTCAGGAGGAGATCATCCGAGAGGCCCTCGGCGCGACGGAACTTCTCCCAGACACCACGAAGATCACGCTAGGGAAGCCCCACACGACCGTGGACGGCTCTGCACTTCTCGCCGCCTCTACGAAACTGCTCAACATCAACCGAGGGACGGCCGAGCCGGACAACCGCGACTCGTACAGGTTCAAGGCGCTCTGGGACATCTCAGATCACATCCCCGAGCGGCTGCGCAACTCCAGCCGCGGCATCAACCGGAAGTTGGCCAACGGCTTCGATCGAAAGGCCGCTGCTGGCGACATTCGCGGGATCGTGGACCGGACCCTTTTCCAGGTTCCAGTCAAGTCGTTCTTCACGATGTCTGACCTGGCGCAGCAGCCCGACCAGAACAACCCGATCCACATGCTTGGCGGGCACCTAAGGCTGACGCTGATGGGCACGGGCGGCATCGGCTCAGAGCAGGCAATCACCAACGCAGCAAAGGGGATCGACGCCTCGCAGATGGGTTTCGTCGATCCGGTGTACACGCCAGAAGGTAGTCGAAGTGGTGTCACCACACACCTGAGTATTGGTGCCAAGAAGATCGGTAACGAGGCCGCGATCAAGGTCATAGACGCGCGGACGGGGAAAGAGCGTTTTGTGACGCCGGTAGACCTGTACGACAAGACGGTCGCCTTCGCAGACGAGTACACGACCAACAAGCGCGGAAAGCTCGTCGCAAAGCGCGACGTAGTTAAGGCGATACAGCCGAAGAGCTCGGACCCTGTCGAGGTTTCCGCGAAAGACGTGGACTACGTCATTCGCTCTGGCGCGTCCATGCTGTCTGTCGCCACAAACCTAGTACCGTTCCTCCCGTCCGACCAATCGGGTCGCGCAGGCATGGCTGACCGACACCTCGAGCAGACGGTCTCGCTGGTGAACCGCGAGGAGCCCCTCGTCCAGGTTGCGTCGAGCAGCAGTGATCCGAACATGTCGTCGTGGGAAAAGATCCTTGGTCGCACGTCCGCACACTTCTCGAAGGTGAAGGGTACGGTTGTGCGCGTGGAGCCGACGAAGATCGTCGTGCGCGACGGCAAGGGTAAGGAGCACGCTGAGCCGCTCTACAGGAACTTCCCCCTGAACGAGAAGAAGTCGTTCCTGAACTCCGAGCCCAGCGTGGAGGTGGGCGACAAGGTGGACGTAGGTGATTTGCTTGCCGACACCAACTTCACCCGCGGCGGTACGCTCTCCATGGGCGTCAACATGAAGGTTGCGTTCCTGCCGTTCAAGGGCCTCGTGTTCGAGGACGGAATCGTAGTCTCAGAGACCGGATCCAAGAAGCTCACCTCTATGCACATGCATAAGAAGAGTGAGTTCCTCGGCCGGGAGACCGAAGTCAACACGGAGAAGTTCCGGGCACTGTACCCCGGCCACATTAGCAACGACAACGCCGAGAAGCTGGAAGACGGGGTTGTCAAGGTTGGCGAGACGCTGCGCCCAGGAGACGTGATCGCCGCAATCCTCGAGAAGAAGAACCCGACCAAGGAGCAGTTGATCCTGAAGGGTGTGCACCGGTCTCTTGTGAAGCCTTACAAGGACGCATCGATCACGTGGGACAAGCCGTACAGTGGGGAGGTGGTGGCGGTCACCCGGCATGGTCGTGAGCTCAAGATCCATATCCGCACCGAGGAGCCGGTGGACATAGGAGACAAATTGTGCTTCGACGCACAGACCGACGTGCTCACGCGAGCCGGTTGGAAGCCTGTGAGCGAGGTTACGCTCGAAGACGAGGTGTGTACGCTGATCGACGGCCATCGCATCGTGTACAGCGCGCCCAGCGAGCTACATAGCTATGCACATGGCGGACGCATGTACCGCATCCAGTCGCAGCAGGTCGACCAGTTTGTGACAAGCGCGCACCGCATGTTCGTGCAGCGGCGTGGTCGCGACGAGTTCGAGCTGCTACCCGCAGAGGAGATCGCGGGGAAGCGCGTGCGCTACAAGAAGGACGGAGATTGGCTCGGGGAATCGCCTGATGCGATTCGGTTTGCGCCCGAGCGTGTTGCGGCAGGCCGCGGCGGAGTCGGCACTCGACTGATCGCTGAGAAGGAGATGCCGCTGCAGACATACATGCTGCTCCTGGGGGCCTACCTCGCGGACGGAAACATCGTCAACCAACCGAGCAGCGGGTCCTACGGGATCGCGATCACGAAGTACAAGGAGCCGCACCGCACGCAGCTGCTCGACGCACTACGCGATCACGGCGTGAAGTTCTCAGAAGGCAGCAACGGGCAGAAGGTAGTCATCTACTCCAAGCAGCTCATGCAGCACTTCGTGCAGTTTGGTCACGCCCACGAGAAGTTCATCCCGGAATGGGTGTTCGACTGCACGCGCAAAGATCTTGAGATCCTGTTCGCATGGCTCATGTGGGGCGATGGCCACACGAGGCACAACAAGCCGATCTGCTACACGACAACGTCGCGCCAACTGGCTGACGATGTGCAGCGCCTGTGCCTGCACATCGGCAAGGCGGCGAACATCAAATTCACCGAAGCGTCGGAGGGGGTGATCAAGGGAGTCTTGTACGACTTCCGTCCACGGTACTCCGTTCGGGTCATCAACAAGAAGCTGACCCCGCAGGTGAACCACGGACACGTCCATCAGCAAAACTCGCAGACCGAGGAGTTCGTTGAGGACTACACCGGTGAGGTGTACTGCGTGACCGTTCCGGGGCACGTACTGTATGTCCGACGAAACGGGAAGCCGTGCTGGAGCGGTAACAGCGGTCGTCACGGAAACAAGGGCGTGGTCACAGCGGTGCTCCCCGACGAGGAGATGCCGCACGATGCCGATGGTAACGCGATCGAGATCATCATGAACCCGTCGGGGGTTCCTGGCCGCATCAACCTCGGGCAGGTGCTGGAGACGAATCTCGGGAAGGCCGCGCTAGCGTCCGGCGACATCATGCAAGTCTCGTCGTTCGCAGATACTGAGGGGCGCATGATCGCTCGGGCGGCGCCAAAGACCGTAAAGGTTAAGGGGCACTGGCGCCTTGTCCAGACGGCTAAGGGTAAGAAGCGCATCTGGATCAAGCCCTACGAGTACGACGTAGGCTACGCGGGCATGGTGCAGAAGATCATGGACGAGGTCGGCGTCAGTGACACCGAGGACCTGTTTGATCCAGTGACCGGTCAGAAGCTCGAAGACGTCATGGTCGGCCAACAGTATGTCATTAAGCAGACACACCAGTCCGAGAAGAAGCTAACTGCGCGAGCACATGGTTACGGCCACTCGTACGACATCAACAACGTGCCACGCTCAAGTTTCGGGGGTGGCGACGGCGCGCAGAGGTTTGGTGAGCTGGGGCTGTACTCCATGCTCGCGCACGGTGCGGTAAACAACATCCGGGACGCGGCAACGTACAAGTCCGATCGGACACAGGAGGCTGTTTGGGATGCGATCCAGACGGGTCAGCTGCCGCCCGCCCCCAAGTCTGCGTTTGCGTACGCCAAGTTCCTGGCGTACCTGAACGTACTCGGTGTCGATGTCGAGAAGAACGGACACGAGCTCACCGTCCTGCCGCTCACCGACAAACAGATCACGGAGATGTCCTCCGGCGCGTTGAGCCATCCTGAGCGTATGGTTCGTGGGAAGGACCTGGCCCCTGAGGAGGGCGGGCTGTTCGACGCGAAGATCACAGGCGGCCCCGGCGGCAAGCGGTGGGCGCATATCGAGCTAAAGGAGGCCATCCCGAACCCAGTGTTTGAGCGGTCCATACTCGCCCTGCTTGGTCTGCGCGGAAAGGACTTCGACGCCATCATGAGCGGCTCAGCCGGCATCAACGAGTCCGGGAAGGTGTCGGACACGGCCAAGGTGAAGGGTGCACGCGCAATCGTCGAAGCGCTGCAGGGCCTCGACAAGCAGGACCGCGAACAGTTAATCCTGAAGTACAAGAAGGAGATCGAGCACACACGCGGCACTAAGCGGAACCTTGCGCGCAAGCGCGTTAAATTCCTCTCCTCTCTGGAGCGCGCTGGTATGTCGGCCGAGGAAGCGTACACGCTGCACAACATCCCAGTACTCCCGCCCCACTACAGGCCAATCACCGCGATGACCAGTGGCGACTTGAACGTAGACGGGTTGAACGGGCTGTACCGCGAGGTGGCGCTGCTCAATGGTGCTCGGCGTGATTCCGACGGCGTTCTCCCTCGCAAGGACCTCGACGGGCTCACCATGGACGTATACGACGCTGTTGAGGCGCTGATGGGTGTATCGCCCCCTAGCGCGCCTGGAACGCTCACTGACGGGACGTCACGGCCACCTGGCGTCATGACGATCCTATCTGGACGCACCTCGCCGAAGAACAGCTACTTCCACCGGAAACTGCTGGACCGGAAGCAGGATCTGTCCATGCGTGCGGTCATTGTGCCCGACATGGATCTACACCTCGACGAGGTTGGACTCCCACGTAAGGCTGCGGACAAGATCTTCCGCCCGTTCGTCGTACGCGAGCTCGTTAAGATGGGGCAGTCGCCTCTCGAGGCACGTGCTGAGATCAAGAAGCAAACTCCGCTGGCCACGCGTGCGCTACAGGTGGCCATGGATAAGCGCCCGGTGCTGTTCAAACGGGACCCCGTGCTGCACAAGTTCGGCATCATGGGCTTCAAGGCCAAGCTCGTGGATGGGAAGGCGATCCACATACACCCGCTAGTGACCAGCGGGTTCAACGCCGACTTCGACGGCGACGCGATGGCCATCTTCGTCCCCATGGGCAAGGGCGCTGTCGACGAAGCCTATCGCATGATGCCGTCCAAAAACCTGTTCTCCCCCGCGACGGGGCAGGTTATGTACCAGCCGACACTCGAGGGGCAGCTCGGGCTGTTCCTCATGTCGCAGTGGGGCGACGACACGGGTAAGTCGTTCAGCTCGCAAGCTGCGGCGCTGCGGGAAGCGCGTGCAGGGAAGCTTAAAATGACCGACGTCATCACGGCGGGTGGTGTAAAAACTACGGCAGGGCGTATCGCGATGAGTCAGGCGCTGCCTGAGAAGGCACGCAGTGCCGCACTGCTGTCGGACCCCACGCGCGTCATGGACAAAGACACGCTACAGGCGTCCCTGCGGTCTGTCGCACTGAACGCCCCGTTGCAGTTCGCGGAGACTGCCGACAAGATCAAGGACCTGGGCTTCGGCCACTCGTACGATATTGGCTTCAGCTTCACCATGAAGGATTTCCAGGCGCTACGCTCCATCCGAGCAAAGCACTTTGCGTCCGCGAAGTCGAAGATTGCGGCGTTCCCGAAGTCGCTGACTGGGGCTGCCAAAGACGCAAAGATTATAGAGATCTACACGCAGGCTACGGATGACCTGGACGTGGACGCACGCGCGCACCTTCGGGCGACCGGCAACAAGCTGTTCCAGATGACCGAGGCCGGCGTCAAGCCGTCCTGGTCGCAGCTCCGTCAGATGCTTGTCGCGCCGATGCTCCTCACTAACTCGGAGGGGCGCACCATACCCGTGCCTGTCGAGCGCAGCTATTCCGAGGGCCTGTCCTCCGCGGGGTACTGGACGGCCGCGGCCGGTGCACGCAAGGGCCTGATTGAGAAGGTGCAGTCGGTGTCCGAGCCGGGTGCGCTGTCTAAGCAGATCGTAAACACGACGATCCCCTACGTGGTGACCGTGGATGACTGCGGAACCAAGAACGGGATCGTGCTTCCTAAAATGGACCGCGACATCACAGGGCGCGCACTTTACCGCGACATAACTGTGCAGGGGAGTACGTTCAAGGCTGGGACGATTGTCACACCTGGGATCATGTCCCGGATTCGCACAGACCTGAAGATCAAGGATGTCCCTGTGCGGTCCGTGCATAAGTGCGAGGCGAAGAAGGGGTTGTGTGGCACGTGCTACGGCACCACGGAGAGCGGTAAGAAGATTGAGGTCGGGGCGAACATCGGCATCCTCGCGGGTCAGACGATCGGTGAGCGCGGTACACAGTTGAGCATGAAGGCCTTCCACACAGGCGGCGTTGCCGGTGCGGGTTCTGCCGTGATGGGCGGACTCGCCCGCGTCACACAGCTGCTAAAGATGCCGAAGATCCTGCCGAACAAAGCGAAGCTCGCAGACCTGGCTGGTACGGTTGACCGCATCGAAGACGACCCAATGGGTGGGAAGAGCGTATACATCGGCGGTACGAAGCACTACACGCTCGGAGGCAAGGCACTCAAGGTCAAGAAGGGTGACATTGTCCGAAAGGGCGATGCCCTCACAGGTGGGCCGATTGACCCGCGTGAGCTCTTGGAGCGCACGAACATTGGACGCGTGCAAAGCTACCTCACGCATGAACTGGCTACCGTGTACGAAAAGGAGGGGATCAAGCGCCGTAACGTGGAGGTCGTGATCAAGTCACTCACTGATTTGGGCGTGGTGAACTCCGCGGGCGAGGTAGGCGATGACGCCGGTATTATCTCCGGTGATTACATCCAACTCTCAGCAGCGCGCACGCTGAACAAGAACCCGGGGAAGCGCTCGCCTATCAAGGTGACGCCTGTGTTGCGTGGCGTAGAGACGCTAGCCCTGGACCGGACAACGGACTGGCTGGCGCGGATGCAGTACCGAAACCTCCGGGAGACACTCACTTCGGCGTCCAACGAGGGGTGGTCGTCCGACATCCACGGCGTACACCCTGTGCCGGGTATTGTGTTCTCGAAGGAGTTCGGGAAAGCAGTGGAGGGTAAGGACGGCGTCAAGTCGCCGTACTAGGGAATTATCACACTGTGATAATTCCACCTGTCGGCTGACTGGTGCGGGTACAATACTTCCGCAGGCGCCGCCGCATAGGTGACCGAGTAGTGGCCCAGCACACAGTGGTAATTCTGCCCCGTGCTGATCTCTGAAAAGTAACCTGTTGTGGGCGACGAGCACTTACCCCCCTACGCTGTGCTCGCCGCGGGCGCCTGCCTTTCTACCGCAGCCCTGTGTGCCCAAATCCACCATCGCCTCGATCAGTGTCCATGGGGACAACACCCTCGTGAATCGGTATCCGCGTGTCTACCCTGAGCACTAGCTGCGCGTAGCGGTCACCATCGCTGACGACCCCCGTACCGTTTGCGCCGTCTGCGTGTGCCCAAGGGGCAGACATGATCGCGCGGACCTCCCCCCGATAGCTGGCGTCGATCGTACCCAGATGCACGTACACAGAGTTCTTGTGCGCGCTGCTGCGCTCTCGTATGTCCGCGCACCATCCTCGCGGTATGGCGATCTTGAACCCGAGCCTAAGCATCTCTCGGTGGACGCCAAGTTGCTTCGGCTCGGACAGGCGCAGGAAGCAGTCCATGCCGACAGAGCCCTCTTCAGCACGAACCGGGAGCCGCCCGCCAGGTACAGCCTCGTATATGGCCTCCCCAATCTCGAACGGGTGTGCCTTCTCCACCTGCGACATTTCGGCCGCAGAGCGATGCACCCGGATAGGCATGTCGAACGCGTGGTCGATTGTGAACCATGTACAGTCCTTCATCTTCCGGTACTTCTGCTTGAACCGATCGAGCACCAGCATTCCGACGGGCATGCTGTCGAGCCACGCAATGATCTCCGCTCCGGTTGTGGGCCTCTCGTACACGCGCACGCTCCTTTAGCTAAAAAATAAGCGCACGTGAGTGCGTGCGCTTATTTATCGTAGCTCACCTACACTGTGTGTGGGCTAAGCCTCCACAAACTTCAGTGTATCCTTGTCAAACGTACCCACAATGTACGCCGCGCACGCGTCGATGAAGTCGCTGTATGCGCACCATTCGTCGTCGTTGATTGCGCTGAGGAGTGCGGCTACCGCGGCCCCAGGCGCTACGTACTCCAGGTGCTGGACAGCATCTGCAACCTGGCTCACGTAGTGAGCGCGGACACCCGGCAGCGAGCGGCAGTCCTCAGGTTCCAACGCATCAGCGACAGTTCGCGCGAAATCGTAGGTACTCTGGCTCAGCTGGTGAGTGAGCTCAACGCGCACGATGGCGTCTAGCGCGCAACCATCGAACATGTCACCGCCATCCGCGCACGCAGCACGAAGGCCATCTGTGTCGCGGTAGCTCATAGACTCACCAACGTCCATGCCACGCACAGTGTACAGATCCGCGTACAGGTTCTCCCCGTTGGCCCAGGACCCCCACGCGGCTACGGCCCCGGAAAGCATCTCGTCAGGGTCCGCCCCGTCAGGCACGTCAGACGCCTTCATGCACACAACACCAGCGCGCCCGCTGTCGAACCTGCACGAGAAGCTACCGGTGGAGTACGCGATCCCGCTGTGGATGTAAGTGAACACTGGGAGCGCGTGACCAGGCTCCCCGAAGTGCTCCTCAAGAATCTGCGGGAGGTCATCCCAGTCGTCTTCTCGAGGGTCGAACTCGAAGTCAACCTCGTTCGGGCTTATGTGGTTACGCAGCCAGGTGTACATGCGGAACATGCCGTCGTGCGGGTCGAACTCGAACGGGCGCTCGGCCATTTCATCAGGGGTCCATCGGATCTCTCCGACCTTCGTGACCACCCCATCAATCTCCACAGTGACATTGTGCGAGTGCTCTACGTAGCGACTCATTGGTCGCTCCGCGCGGCGTCAAATACGAACGCCGTCAATGTGTACGTAGCCGTAAACGCAGCAGAGCAGTCGTTGCACACAATCTCTTGCGACACCTGCGTACCCTCGGGATCGAACCCATCGCCCTCCAGGTGTGGGCCGCCACAGTTCGGGCAGGTGTAATCTCCGGCTGCCTGCGCGCGCTTCACCACCCAGTGGCTGTCGTACGCGCCACGCGCGAACACCATTCCGTCGTGGTCCTCATCGTTAAGCACGTTCCCAACCACCCATAGGCGATCCTGCCAGTGGTCCCTGCGCAACTTATACACAGTGCCGCCTGCGGCGTCCAACCACTCCCCAGCGAGGCAGTTAACGATACGCGCATTGAACATACTTCCGGGGGAGTAGCTCGTCGATCGCTTACCGGTCCTCGCGAGCATGTTGACCATGCCTCCGGTGATTTGTGTCAGAGGCCCAAGGGTCCCCTCTGCCCAACATGCGAACTCCGCACTGCCTGGTAACGTACTCGACGCGGGCTTCTTAGCTTTGTACTCGGACATGCGTCCTCCGGTTCATTTGTATTGTGGGTACACTGCCGTCCCAAATAGGGTGCAGTGGTATCATTGGTGATTAGCGGCATTAGGCACACCGCAGGAGATAGCCGATGAGTCTGTTCGACGGGGTCACGATGCGGGATTGGTTCATGGCCGCGGGCGCGGCTGCGTACGGCGCGTATAAGGGGTACGAGGCGCTCACCAAGAAGAGGAAGTTGCCCGAGGCCGTGAGTCAAGGCGTCGAGAAGTTTGTGAACGATCTGGAGGGCGGCCCGGACACGGTACTTCTGCCGGTCCTAGATTCGTACGCAGAGTCCCGCACGTCAGCCGCCAACGACCAGCGAAAGGCTGCGCTGATCTCGCGCACGATTTCAGATTCGACCAACTGCATGGCCACGGCGCTGGGCGCCTCGCGCGTGCACCTCGTTGTTGCGGAGAATGGAAGTGGTCCGCCTCGGCGAGGTGAGCGCATGTTCTCCACCGTGATTGCGCGCACCACCCTCGTAGGTCGGCAGCTACCGGTGGCCAACATGGAGGCGATCACAAAGCTGTTCGCAGACAAAGTTCTGTGGGAGATGGATCACTCGAGCATCGCCATAGTCAACGCAGCCGACCTGGATAGCTGCGCCCTGGCAGACCTGTTCCTCGCACAGGATCCCCCCACGAAGAGTGCGATGTACATGCTGGTGTCTGTGCGCTCGTCCGGGATGTGGTTCGTCGTAGCGCACTTCGATGGGCGCCCGCCCGTGCTTACCGCAGATATCCGTCACGGCCTGCGTACAGAGGCTCAGCGCCTAGGCATGCATCTGTGGGGGCGCGAGCTCCCTGAAGGCGGAGTCACCATTGCGCACCCAGAGTGCACCTGGGGCGAGTAGCCTACCCCTCGAGAGGGATCCTGGAGGTTATGACCTCCAGCCTGCGCAACTCGATATCCTGCGGCGTGACACGCTTCCCACGTACCATCCACGTATTGCCCGCCGTCTTCTCTGCGTCTGACCGCCGCGCGTACATGCACGACGGGATCAGAGTGCGGGATACATACCGCTTATTGCTCTTTGTCTTTGTAGTGGTCATGTACCCAAGTCCCTCCACGTAACATACATGCGTATCGTGGTGGTTGAAGTGCGCCGCGCCCGCATCAGAGACCACCCGCTGCTCGGCGATCAGCACAACCTCCGCGACGAACTCGGTGCTGGGCGGGTCGAATTCAGCCTCGGCACTCTTCGCCGAGTACGCCTCCTCGGAAGTCTCAAACCGTACAGCTTCTGACAAGTCTGTGTGCCACCAGTGGTTGTTACAGAGGTACTTACCAGCGATGCTCATGTCTGGGAGGTTCTGGTCGGGGAGGCCCCTAACGACGTAGTACGTCTCAACACCCCCAGACAGCCGTCGACCAGGCTGCGCGCGCAGCCCTGCGTACACGCCGGGGAACGCGCGCGCCCAGACCCCGCACGCGTCTAGGCGCCTAATCGCCGTATCGACCACCATGCACCTACCCAACGGCGCACTGATGAGCAGGTCGCACACGCCTTCGAGCCGTATCGTGTCGAACGTAGCCTCGTCGAGCGCGGACAGCCGCTCGATATCCGCGCGACACATGCGCCGCACCGCCGCCAGGAGCAGCTCCGCACGCTCTAGCCCGGATGTCCACGCCTCTTCCCTGACTTTCGTGTGTATGTCGATCTTCGTTGTGGCCTTGACACGCAGCGCTTCTTCGATAACCGCGTCCACCGAGAACAGCGGCCCGTCCAGCGCGCCCACTATATCCTGTGCACTGATCTGGCGAGTGCTCGTAGCCAGCATCTTGAGTACGTTCGCGAGTCCGCCCTCCTGGTGTAACATGCCTTCCGGAATTCTGCCTGCTCCACGGTCCATCCGAGATCTCCATATGTGTGGGTACGTAGCCTACGTACAAGTCGCTTATACCCGAATAGGTCCCGGGATTATCACACTGTGATAATCCTGGACGCGTTCGTAACCACGGTCTACGGAAGTACAATTAGCGTAGAACTTCGACGCGAGGGGTATGGTATGAGCGACGCATTTGGTAACAAGAGAAACCCACCAGGTGGCCGGTTCCGACACGGCACACTCGCTGTGGCGCTCGCAGACCTGCGTAGCGATGTCGACGAAGGGTTCGACCACGTAGAGGCCAACCCGCCAGTGCACGCATACGCACACGTGATTACGGTCGCGAAGTCTGGTGGGCAGCACACGTCCGTAAAAGCGGCGCTCGTGGCCGCAGCTCTCGTGGCGGGCGTCGCCACACCAACGCTCGTACAGGTCTACCCGGGCATCTACACGGAACTCAACCCACTGGTGATCGCGGACTATGTGTCCGTCATCGCGGTGGGCCGACATGCGACGACCCAGATTATCGCGAGCGACCCTGGGGCGCACGTATTTGTCTTGGGCAGTCACTCAGACATGTACGGCGTCTTCACGACGGGCGCGACGGATGCCGGCTTCGCCGCGTACCACTCCCCACTCGGCACGGTCGGCGTAGATGTTCACGACTGCCAGTACGCCGACTGCGACGTCGGCTGGCTCGTCGACTCCGTGGGTGCCAGCAACCTCCTGCTCCGCAAGATGCATGTAGCTGCCGGCACGACCACTTCGTGCGTACACATCACCGCCGGCGCGTCAGCTACGGTGGACGGAATCCAGCTGTCCGGTTCGATTGTGACGAACGGCGTCCTGTGTGAGGGCGCCGGAGCATCTGTGATCATAGAGCCTGGCGCGCTTCGAGGGGATGGCGGGTCGCTTGTCAACGCGTTGAACGTACGCGACGGTGCGTTCGCGCAATGCTCCGGGCTTGGCGTGCGGAACGCGGCTGTCGGTGTTCGCATCGGCGCGAACTCAAGCGTGCTACTCACTGGCGGTGGCTTCGATCAGTGCGCGAACGATGCGGTCCTTGAGGATGCGACGTCCGTGCTGCAGGCGTCCAGCGTGTGGATGAGTAGCCAGAGCATAGAGGGCGCCACTCTCGGCACCGTGCTCGGCCTAGTCGTGTCGAACACGCTCGGAGACGCAGGAACCACAGTCATGGGCGAATGCCACGTGGGCACGCGTGACAATCCCTCGGAGCTTGTCGTCGGTGGCGGCGAGAGCTACTTCACCGACGTCGAGACGTACACCGGAGACGCCGCGGAAGTGGGGCCGTTCACCAGGCAGTCCGTCGCCGCACAGACCGCGGAAGGCTCCACGTTCGTACCCTTCGACTCGGTCGCTGCCGGCGAGTGCCTGTACATCGGGTCGCCGTACGTGTTCCCGGGGTTCAAGGTCCTGGTGGACACGGCGCTTGTGGTTGGCGCTGGCGAGATCGTCACCGAGTACTGGTCCGGCGCAGCCTGGACGGATGTACGAAACATGTCCGCGCTCACCACGACAAAGGGGCAGTTTTCGACGCGTGTCCTGGAGCGCGCCAACAGCGAGCACGTTCGCTTCGATATGGATGGCGTCGCAGGGTGGGCGCTGCACACAATCGAAGGTCACGAACTGTACTGGTGCCGGTTGCGGATTGTGACTGGTGTCACAAGTGTGGGCCTGCTGCAGCAGATCAAGTGCCACACCGACCGCTGGGAGGGGAACGGGAACGGAACCACGGAATGGTTCGGCGGTGCACGCCCAACCATGACGATGCCCGTCGGGCTCAAGGACTTGGTCGGGGTCGACGGCGCCGCGCCGAAGAGCACAGACATCGTGTACAGCTCGACGATCAAGCTGGTCTCCAAGAACAACAGGCTGGAGCCCACGGTAAAGGACGGGCTAGGCGCAGCGTTCACGCTGCCTGAGTCGGTCGATACATCCTGCGCATTGCAGTTTTCGGTTTCGGTTGCCACGCCGGCAATCGTCGGCGACGTTGAGATTGAACTCGTCGTGTCCCCCCACCCAGCAGGCACGGCGCTCGTCGATACGACTCCCGAGTCCTCCGAGTTCAAGGTATTCACCGTCCCTGGGGCCACGATGGTTCCGCACGTCCTGGTGTTTTCGGTCGATGTGTCCGCGCTTGTTCCGGGTGACGTGCTCGCCTTCGCCATCATACGCGACGCGGATGCAGCCAACGCCGCTGACACTCTCGCAGACAACGCGCTGATCACAGGGCTCTCGGTAGTCGGTCGCCGCTGGAAGTGATCGGTAAAAACAGGGGGGAGGTCCACCCCCCCCCCTGCCCTATCACGGTATGCGCAGCTCGCGCCACACGTCCGCATACAACTCCGGAAGGCCACGTGACTCGTCTGGCAGCATAGTCACGCAGAGGCCGCCAAGCCCCGTCAGACAATCCTCCCAAAACGCCACCAACCACCCGAGACTATCCAGCCGGTCATGTAGCGCCTCGCACACGTCATCGGGCATGTGCAGCTCTGCCGTACCATACTCGTCGTACTCGATGCACAACGGCTTCATGCGCGCGCTCACAGGTCTAACCAGATGTCGATAGCGGTGTTTGCCATGTCCATGGTTACACCAGCACCGGACATCAGAAGTCCTTGCAGCATCCCGGTCCTGACCGTGGCCGGTATAGGTCCAGGAAGTCCAAAGTGCTTGTGAAAGTACACGCGCACTCCATACGCCGCACCAGCCGCCATGATTATTGGGCGCATCCAGCCAGCACCTACGTTGCAAAATGCGTAGTGCATGGCTGGTCGGACGCCCATGGCATCGGCAGCCTGGCGTACACCAACGGCAAACCCGAGCGCCTGTGCTCCGACCCACCCCTGCGTCATGGATACTCCACGACCAAGGCGTGTGTTCGGCCGGGCCTCAACGCACTTCGCCTCCCACACCTCTAGACGTCCGCGCCGACGAACCACGATGTCTGGGATCCTGTAGTGCCCCTTGCTGTTACGTACGCGACGCATCCCCTCCCGAACGGCCCTACCGTTCCGAACAGAGAACACTGGGAGTCGCGCCGTGTACTCGCCCGTCTTGAGGTGCCGCTGCTCGGTCATCTCGCCCGGCAGCAGTGCTGCGATTGGCTTTTGCGTCATTCGGAGCCCCTGCCTGCGCAGCCCGAGCACTACGGCACTCTCGTACCCCTTTCCGACCTCTCGGTTTAGCCTCAACCTCCCACGTGGCGTGGCGCGAGCCACCACACCGGCGGTCGCGCCAGCGGCGGCTGCGGCCATGGCAGACATTGCCATTCCGCCTGCACCGCCGCCTGCTGGGCTATGCAGCGTGGCTACGCGACCAGCCATGCTTAACGTGGCCGGTCCGACGCGCACCTCCCTGGCGAGGTGCGCGGCATCCATCGCGTAGCCTGCCGCCCGACCAAGCTGGCCGTGAACGGCCGCGCGCTCAGCGGATAGTGCGCGCTGCACCATCGGCATGCTTCGCACGCCTGCGCTTCGGTACGCGGCCGAGCTCCGTATGAACCTGCCCAGGTGCCGCGCTTGCTCAGCGCATTTGCCGGCCATCTGCCTCCCGGATCGGCAGGTGTGGTGCACGGCGGTTGTCATTCGGACCACCCCAGCCGTCAGCACCGCTAACGCTGCCGGCCCGGAGCTATCATCTACCAAGCATCCGCCGAGCGGTGCGGTGAGCACCAGCGGAAGCACCAGCGGCAGAACCAGTGTCCATAACTTTAGAAGTGTCATTCAGCCCTCCAAGTCTAGGAGGTACGGAATGCACCTCTCTATAGTTCTTATGCCCGTAGCCTGTACGCGTTTGCGCTAAAAATTGGAGGGTTGGTGGGTGCACGCGCCGCCCCGCATGGAGGCGGCGCGTGCGGTGGGTCAGTTGGCCAGGCACGCGGGGCATTTGCCGCACCGGGTCCTTGGGGCTGCGGGGTCTCCAATCAACGCGGACACGTCAGACAGCAACCTCCCCGTCACTGTGGAGTAGTGTCCGACAATCAGCGCCGAGAGATCATTGACGGCGATCAACACGCGCTGGTCCTCCTCAGGTACGCCTTGTGCAGCCTGCAGCACCTGCCCTTCGGCCATGGCGCGCGTTGCGCGCGTGACAATGTCGCTGAGCATTTGCACGTTGACCTCCTCGGCCAATATGCCCTGTACGATGCTTCCGATAGACTGTCCGCGAAGCAGCTTCACTGCAACATGCCTGGGCTCGAACCCTGGGAGCTGCGTGGCGACGTCCGCCACCAACGCGTCCATATCAGCCTGGTCTACCAGGTGTGTGCGGAACACCCGGTAGGGGAGTATCTTCCCTTCCGCACCAGGCTCGACGACCTTCATGAGCGGGTGGCTGCCGTGTACGTGTAGGTAGGACTCGTACGTACGCGTCCCGTCGATTAGCGTGATGTGGATGCGAAGAAGCTGGTTTGTGTGTGTAGTCATCGCCTAATTCCTCTTCGAGAGTTTGTAGCGCACGTCCATCCTGTGGAAGCGGCCCGGAAGCTCTACGGACGAGTCTAGTCCGACGTCCCCCAAGAAGGTGACGAGCAGGTACTCTCCGCGTTTCCCGTGCACCGCCTCTACGCGACAGCGCTTTGCGTAATACTTACGTGTGAGCACATCTTGTAGCTTTTTGGCTTGCGCGCGTCCGCGCGCCTTCTCGTTCTTACGTGTGCGCATACGCATAACCCTCGCCGCGTGGCCACGCACGGCGATACAAGTATGGCATGCTCTGGAAGGCAGTTGGTAGAGCGCTGGGGTCATGATGTGCGATCCTTAACGTAGTCAAGCTGCTGCCAGATTGTGACGCCTCTGGGAGTCTGCGCGTCGAACCATAGATCTAGGGATTTGAAGTACACAGCCATGTGTGCGTACGCATCTCCGTCCGGGAGCGTGTTCAGCCAGATCGGCTCCCCATACAGCCCGGCTGCGCGCTTTGCCCAATCGACAAGGTTCTCCGCAAACTCATCGCACATACCTCTGTTAATGTCCGCAGGGTCCTGCCCGAAGTCGTCAAGCAGCCGACCAACGACAAGGCTCGCGGCTATGGCGCGCTCTGCGCGCTCTCGGTGAGGTATGTTGCGTGCGGTTGGTAGGAACTCACCGGGCTTGAAAGCCCGGCCGTTGCGTATAGACGCGCACCTGATGCAGGCTATTCCGCCTCGGTGGAACAGGCGGTTCCACAACTCAGGTACCAATGTGAACTTGGTTGGGCTGACCTTCCCGCAATCCTGACACAGCCAGGTGCGTTGTATGGTGCGCACCCCTTCGTGGTAGTGCTCGCGCACAAATGCCCCGGGGCGGTCCTGCCGCCAACCAACGCGTGAGAACGCGTTGAACCCGTGTACGTACATTTCTGGTCGGTGTGCGTTGGGCATCGTTTCTCGTGCTCCCTCCATAGCTTATTTAACGCGCCGGGGACGTCGTACCAGTAAGCGGTCGTTGCGGCCGCGCCCGCCAACATTAGCGCCCAGGCGTGCTCGAGATTGTCCGGACCACGGTCTCGCAGAGCTGCCCCGGCGAGCGCGATGACCTCTGGGCGGAACATGACTTCGTAAATCACTTTTGCGACCAAGGTACTGCTTGGTCCGCTGCACACGATGTATCTCGCGCTAGTGCCCTGGTAGAACGGCGGATGTGGGATCCGAAACACCTGCGCCTCTGCGGACAGCACCGCAGTCTCCCAGGACTTGAGGGGTGCGAAGCGGCCTCCGCGCATTTCGTACACATCGTTTGACCGACGCCTAAGCCGGGCATCGCGCATCTTGCTCTTCTGCGCACGCCGACCCGTCTTGCGCGCCTTCCTATACGTGTCTTTACCCACGTAACCTCCCAGTGTTTGCCAGTCGGTCGGCCACCTCGTTGTAGAGATTCCCTTTGTGCCCCTTGACCCAGATCCATTCAACATCGTGGAGCGCGTCCAACTCGAGCAAGCGCATCCACACGTCCTGGTTTTTTACGGGCGAGCCTGCGTTCGTGCGCCAGCCCCTGCGTGACCACCCGGCGGCCCACTTCTTTACCATCCCGTTACGCAGGTACTGTGAGTCTGTATACAGCTGGACGGCGCTCGATGTAGTCAGGTGGGCCAGCGCCTCAGCCGCCGCGACGAGCTCCATGCGGCTGCTGGTAGTTTCGGCTTCTCCGCCAAACAGCGCAGTGTTCGCGTAGTCATAGCCGCCGAGCATGATGATCGCGCCCCAGCCGCCCACCCCGGGGTTCGGGCGGCAGGAGCCGTCGGTGTAAATTGTCACTTTGCGATTTGGCACATGCTCCCCCTTTCGCCGAGTGTACTACTCGTCGGGTAGGCACCCGCCGTTTTCCGTGATCGCCTGCACGATGTCGTCGTACGCTTCGATGTAGCGCGCGCAGCACTCCCGAAGCGTGTCGCCGTATTCGTGCGGAAGGTCTGGGTTGAACGCGTTCGACACGTTTTCGATAGCCACCTCTAGGTGGCGCTCTGCGGTCTCCAGCGAGTTGTGTGACATGATCATGCTGCAGCTCCTGTGTGGATGTCATCGCCAACGGCGCATAGGTAGTCCGCGGCTGCTTCCAGCGCGGTTCCGGTGGGGAAGTTGTCAACCTTGTGTAGTGACCTCCTGGCGGCTGCCCAAGAGCGCTCCATCCTCCCCGAGCAGTCCCACCTCGACACCGTTATCGTGACGCGGACAAACAGCGTCTTTGCGGCTAGTGTGACGTCCTCTGGGCTGACATAGGCGAAGGCGGTGACCCTAACGGAGTGCCCCGGGTAGCACCCCGAACTCCGAGTTAGGATCTCCATACGAAACGCGTTGAGCGCGCTATTCGTGTGCACGTTATGGCCCTCGTCGACTTCGATGCGCAGCCTGCCTGTCTCGATTCCGCACCGGTCCATTTCGCGAGCGTACCGCTTCGTAGCCTTCTGTACTTTCGCGTTTCGCGCCCTGTCCTTCTGCGCGGCCTTGAGAAGTTTGCCTAACATGTTTGCTCCTGCGCCCATAGTGGTGTGGTTGTCGTGACGCGCACTGAGGGATTATCACAGTGTGATAATGTGCCTTGCGTCCTATAGGTATGATTCTTATACCTATACCGACGATGGTTTTGCCCGTTGACGTAGGAGTCGCCCACGTATGCCCTCCGAACTGCACCACGCACGCATCGTCCAAGTGCATCCCTCCGAGTACGCGGTCACGGTGCACACTCACAAGACCCACCAGCTGCTGCGCTGCGAGGTACCCTCCGCGGCGTGCCACAAAGATCACGCCGGAGGGCTACACCATATGCCGGAGGTTGGCGGCTACTGTGTCATCGCGGCCATGTCGCGAAACCAAGGCATCGTGCTGGCGTACACAACCGAACCTGAGAGGAGTGGTGACGGCGGCAACTGGGCCGCGTCGCGACCGCTGCTCGACCCAGGAGACATTGTGATCTCCACACGCGACGGCAACGGTGTTGCCGTGAAGGCCGGCGGCCTGGTCGTGATCGGAGCGAACTCAATGGCGCAACGGCTGTACCTACCAGTCGGCGGGCTCGTGCAAGACCACTTCTTACGCTACCGCGCTGAGTCGGTAGCCGGCAACTTGATATGGGACCACGGGCGCGTCATATCGGGCGATCCGCCAGCTGACGATGGGAACTCTACATCGGTTATCGTCCGGCAGCGCGTGCGCCACTCCGCGCAGGACACCTACTTCACCGTGGACATCGCCTACGGCAGGCTTGACGCGCAGGTACTCGACAGCGCGAACGACGCCTACCACACATTCGGGTCGGAGTCCTCCGGAGCCGCAAGCGATCTCATCGGCTGTATGTCTGTGGTGGTCCGGTCTGACGAGGGTGTGTCGCTGTACAAGCACCAGGTCGCCAAGTCGGGCGAGGTGTTCGCGGTCACGCAGGACCTGCGCGTAGAGGTGCGCGGAGCCGCACACGTAGTCGTGGAGGACCAGGGCATCCTGGAGTTCGGCACTGGGCGTATCGTCGCGGACGCGGAAACTGCAACGCTGACCGCGGACTTGCGTGGGGCGGTCCTACGTGTGTTGGAGGAGCTCGCGGTCACCGCGGGAAGCGTCGCCCTTTCTGCTGGCGGCTCGAACGTTCGGCTCGGGCCGGGCGGCGTCCACATTGAGTCGGTCGGGGATGTCGTCGTCGGTAGCAAAGCCGCCTCAGATGCGGTTCTCGTAGACCGCGGGCTGCTGGCTGCGTTGGCCGCCCACACACACCCATTGGCCGGCAACGCCGCCGGGCCCTCGCTGCAGCTGGCAGGCGTAGTAGCCTCTCGGGCGTTCCATCTAAAGTCGTCGTGAATTGGCTATCGGCCGCCTGCACGGTATCCTTTCTATAACCGATCTGAGGTGCTACCAAACATGTCTGTCTACGATCTGCTAGACCGGAAGAACGCAACCGAGAAAACAGGCGCGGCGATGATCCTCATCGACACCGCCGGCGGAGAGCTAGAACCGCAGCTCATGAACGGGCTTGTGCGCCAGCATCCGTTCCTGGCGAAGTACTCGCTGACGATCAACCTGTCCCAGAAGAACACCTCGTCCGGCTACATCGTTGGTGCGTTCATCGCGCGCCCAAACCAGTCCATTACGAACGGCATGGGCTCGGGCGGTCAGTTCGCTGACCAGGGCGCCACCGAGATGCCCGTGGACTACGGTAGCGACCCGAAGATTCGGATCCCCATCATCGCGTCGAACGGGCGCGTTGAGCCGTTCGACACGTTCTACGACGCGAGTAACACGTCGCAGCCGCTCACAAAGGTGCGTGTTGGGGCTGCTCTGTCCGTGTCCATGGCCGAGCTGTCTGCTCCGGCGTCGCTCGCGGACAAGACGAATATGGCGGGCACGCCAGGAGAGTTCGCGATCTCTGGACGCCCCGAGGTGGGTGCGCCAACCTGGGGCAAGACCGCATCTGCGGAGGATACGCTGGTCGCGGCTCTGGCGGCGCGCGGGGCCTACACGGAGACCGTAGCCGCCGTGCTCGACGAGCACGGCGTTCGTGTGAAGGAGGCGTCCGTACATACGGTGCACGAGGCTCCTTACGCGATGCTGCGGCACACCGACAAGGGGTTTACCACCATCCGTCCAAACGGCGACACGTACGCGCTGTCGCACGCTGAGGTCGACGAAATCCCGCTCACCTACAAGCAGGCCGCCATTGAGGACGGCATCGCGATCCTCTCGGATGGGCCAGGCCTTCCTGTCCGAAAGGCCCCCACATGCGAAGGTCCTGTGAAGATTGCACACGTCACCATTGAGGGAACTACGCACCCCGCGATCTACGCTGGCAGTACGTTCTCTCTAGCCGACGGCCGGCACGCGGCTAGCCTCGGCGTGCTGTTTGCGGACGGGCGTAGCAAGGTCGCGTCTCCAGACTGCGTCAACGCGGAGGGCGCACTTGACGCGCTGCCAGGCGACGTGCTCAGCAGTTGCGTATCGCTGGGGGACGCGCATGGTCGTGGGCACGTGATTGTCCGCGGAGAGCGCGGCTATTCGGCCTCCAGTCCCGTGACAAAGGTGGCCGATGTTGACGGGCTGCACACGTTCAAGGACGAGGTTCACGCACACCCCATTCGCGTAGCCCAGCTCAGCTTCGATCGCGTCAGTGACGCGGGAATCGTCTGGGAGGGCGACGGCGTTGTCCTCGTCGACAAGCACGCGTGCTTCCTCCCAACTGACGAGATGCAAGGCGCCGTGTCCCCGTCTACGTTCGCCAAACACGCGTCTGTCGATGTGGTGCGTATGTACCGGGACGACGAAGACTTCGCGTTCGTTTACCAAGGGCCCGGCGGCACGCACACAACAAGGTGCACCCACGTTCAGGCCAAGGTCGCGTTGGCCTCGCTGGGGGACACGGAGGAAGGTGCCGCAACGAAGCTGGCTGCCGCCCGCCACGAGGACGTCGAGTTCATGGTGGACCCAGATGACATCGTCAGCGCTTCAACCGCCCGTACAATCACCGTGCAGCCCATGTACGCCGCGGAGTTGCTGAAGACGGCAGCACCGACCACGGATGAGGTAGCTGACCTAGTATGGGCGGCACTCGTACACGCCAACAACGAGGACGCGCACCCCGCGCTCAATAAGCACGCCTACGCGCAGCCTGTGTCTGGTCGCCGCACGGTCGACTCCGTGCTGGCGCTCCAGTTCATGAACGACAACACCATGGATAAGTACCTTTCCATGATTCCTGACCTCGAGGTGACAGTCCGAAAGCTTGCTGACCTGCTCGTCGCGAGCCGCTTGGGGCTGCAGGTGGACTCCTCACGGGCGGCCTCAGCGCTCAAGTCCCTCGATCGTGTACTCAACGACCTGAAGCGAGTCCAGGCGGTGCGTGCGTACGGGGATGCGTGATGCACAGGTACCCACACACCCGCTACATGAAGTACCTGGTGTGCACGGCGGCTGAGAGCGCGGACCACCTGATCGACCTTGTGCGAATTGGGGGTTACCCGGCTCCCAGCCGCGACTGTGCGCAGGAGCTGATGGATTGGTACGACGGGCTCGAGTTCGCCCGTGCCGACGACGACGCTCCCGCAGAGCTAACCGACGCCGGGTACGCACAGCTTGAGTCGGAGGGTGTCGCGCTGTTCATGACGGACAGCCCGGTTATTGACGAGGCGCAGCGGATCAACCACAACCGAAAGGCGCGGCGCATCATACAGGCGATCTGTATCGCTGAGCCGAACTTGGGTGCGGCCAAGGTGTCCAAGCTCGTCGCGCAGCTCAGCGGACATGTGTACGCCGCCCTCGCGATCGGCACGTACATGAGTATGTACTGGGATTGCGTAAACATGGCGGCTTCCCAGTGGAAGGACGTGTACGGATCGGACGTCACTGCGGGCCGAGAGGCGTTTGATATATGCCTGCGCCGATCTGTGGAGTTCGCCCTGTGGAAGCAGGGTTACCGCATCGAGGTAGACGTAGCAGAAATGTGGCGGGCTACGCGCCATGAGGCGTTCATGCGCTTCTTTGACACCGCGAGCATGAAGAACGGTATGGGCACCGCCCAGGCTGCGAAGGCATGGACGGACATAGCCTCAACCGCAGACGAGCGCCTAGCCGACGCGCAGCCGGTGGATGAGATGCTCTCCAACATCTTCAAGAAGCTCAAGCTACGTGCCTCGAAGTTTGAGCCGCGCACGGTTGACGAGTTGGGGTAGCATCTGCGTACACACCGCAGGAGCGCACACAATGGCCCACAACCGCCCAACCCGTACCCACCTAGACGCCGCATACAATAACTTTGCGACCAACCGCCCCACGTTGACCGCCGGCGGGCGGGCCAAGGAACTCGAGATCGCTAACGCGATACAGTCCGCACGGGATGTCGAGACCCACGCAATGACCAGCGACCTACGCATGTTCGACGCAGGTATTCCGCACCTACGTGCGCTCTATGCGCTTCGTAACAGCTCCGTGGAGCTCCAGCTCTGGCCGGACGTCAACGAGTTGGGCCGGCACGAAGAGTCCGGATTCCCTGACTGGGTGGGCGACCTGATGCGCTTGGTGGAGAAGAAGAAGTTCATGCGGTACACGGTTATCTGGATCGGGCCGGTGTCGCACCCGGACAATCTTGGCGACTCGGAGTCGTTCTGCTTCACGCGTGAGGGGCTTCTACTGCTGCCTGGCGTTGAACTGGTGGCGCAGCTGCTTCAGCACATACGTCGGCTCGCGAAGACCTGCCCGGAGATACCCGAAGGGATCCGCGCTGCGATTCGTACGTAAAAAATGGTGTGCCTGCTAGGGCACACCGGCATCCCGCGTCAGCGCAGGATGAGCTGCACCGGCTTACGCGTTCGGCGGACACGGCAGCACACGTGGTCCAACGTAGTACCTCCCGACCCGTCACTCAGTATTCCGTGGGCCAGGTATTCGGATAGGAACCACGCGACAGCGCGCGCGCCAGTCGGCGCCTCGATCGCGGCGGATAGGAACGACTGTCCGCTGTCGCAAACCTCTACCCAAAAGGCGGGCACTTAGTAGCGTCGGCGCCGAGTGGCGCGCTTGGTGTTGCGTCGCTGGTTGGCGCGGATTCGTAGGCGGCGCTGCTTCCGTGTCTCCCCAACGCGTGCACCTCGTCGCTCCGGCGCGGACCAAGCTTCCATAATGGCGGCAGCGACGGCTACACGCTTCTCCCCTGCCAGGTTTGCGCGGACGTCAAGCAGGCGGCACGCCTCTGCGAGGACCTCGCCCTTGAGGTGGCATGGGCCGGGGCGCTCACGCTGCAACAACGTATTCCGGATGTAGTCTCGTGCGGCTTGTGTACTTGCTGACTCAGTGCTTTGCATGTGTGTCTCCGCTGAAGGTGTGAAGTGCTTACCTGCGTGTGATTCGTAGATCCACCGAGTACGTGTAGTCCTGACCGTCTACGGTAATCACAAACTCATCATCGTCTAGTGACGAATCTTCGACGATAGACATTGCGTTTATGGTATCGAAGTAGTCGGCCGCGGCTTCCGTACCCGGCGCCCACGCGACAATTCCGCTCGCTAGGACGTGCTTTGTCTGCGACCAGAGCCTGTCCCGGATCCGTTCCGCAATCCTGTCAGCTAGTTCGTTCCGTGCGGACATCTCTACCGAGTACTGGCCACACCCACCCGCGTGGAGCGCAACTGCTCCGAGCGAGATCTTAGCGTCAGGCATCATTCCCATCTTTCCCGGACCTAACTAGGTCGGACAACGTTGTGAAGTCTATAAGAACTAGGCCCTGCGTGTGCGCAGGCACTGATCCACGGGTGGTCAGTATCATACCGTTCTTGATCACGAATTTGACGATATGCTTCTGCAGGTGCCTGGGCGGCTCGTCACCTGGGGCGTACACGAGTGGTATGTCGAAGTATGCCGCAGACGACTCCGGTGTATTAAGGCCCCGCCTGTGGTCCGCTATATTCTCCTGCGTCTTGTCCGCTAAGTGTACAAGCGACGTCCCGACGTGCGAGATGGTCGCCGCCACACTCATTCGCCGCCTGTATGCCCAGTCGGCGAATACGATCGTACCAAAGGCGAACACGACGATTAACGTGAGTACCGCCCACATGAATCCTCTGTCGAAGTTCTCCAACACACCTCCTAAATTGCCTGTCCACTGTGAGGCTTATACCCAAAATACTGGCGGATTATCACACTGTGATAATTGGCCATAGCGCCCTCGTGTATGCTTATAGCGATACACGCTTACACGCGCGGCAGTTGATTGGATGGTTGGATGAGCGAGAACGACAAAGGCTACCTCGGTGCCCTAGCTGGCGCCGCGCCACTGTTTGCGGCCAAATCGCTTATAGGCGATCTCCCAAAGGGGGCTATCGAGTACGCGGTCGAGAACAAGATCCGCACACCATCAATGCGCTCACTGGACCTGCTTCGACGGGGGGCGTCCGGTCGCGGAGTAGGTCGCGCCGCCGGAGGGGCCGCAGGGGTCCTCACGGCGCCGCTGTATCTCAAGTCGATCAAGTTACTCGGAAGCGACAATAAGGCTGACCGGCGGAAGGGCGTTGCATACTCACTCGGCTCCACAGCGATCTACGCAGGACTGAAGGGCGGCCTCGAGGGCGGTATCGAGGCGAAGGCGCACGGCGCCAGCGCGGCGAAAGCCCTGATGCACGGGGCGTTGGGGTCGCTGTCCAGGGTCCCCGTGAAGCTGCTACCTGCGGCGGTGACGACGGCTGCCATCGCAAAGTCCATGGGCGCGAAGAGTGATGGCACGCGCAAGAGTCTATTCGATCAGTACGCAAAGCCGATGCTCGTCGGCGCAGGAACGGCCACCTCGGCGCGCCTCGCTGAGCGCTCCATCCGGTCGCTAGTAACCACCCGTAAGCTGCCATCAGCTCGCGCGATGGCAGCGATAGCAGCGGGCAGCGCAGTAGGCGGCGCGCTAGGCGGCGGCGTACTCACCGCGGTCACCAAGCGCTTACTCCGCAAGGAGGGTGCCAAGAAGGAGGAGCCGAAGAAGGAGGAGCGGTGGCTGCCCACGATGAAGCCTTGGTTCAAGCCGTACCCGCACCAGGCGAACGCGATCGCACGTGCGTACTCGAACCACGGGCGCATGATCTTGGCCCACGACACGGGCACGGGTAAGACTGCGACCGGCGTAGCACTGATCGAGAAGATGGTCCACGACGGAAAATCTCGTGGCGCGTTGATCGTTGTGCCGAGCGGTTTGCGGCACAACTTCGCTGAGGACGGAATCGACAAGTTTACCGACGGGGTGGGCTACCAGATCGTCGGGTCCCAGGCGGAGGCCCGCAAGTCGCCCAGCACTGTGCGGCTCGGTGGAGAGCGGCACGTAGCGCAAGGGGGCCCGCGGTACACCGTCGTCAGCTACAGCCTGTTCCGGCGAGACCCGGTCGGCCTCATGCGGCGCACGGGCGCGGACACGCTGCTGTTCGATGAGTTCCATCGCGTTCGAAACGAGAGCGCACAGATATTCGGCGCAGCAATGCAGGCGCGGGGGCTGGCGAAGAACTTCATCGGCATGACCGCCAGCCCGATCAACAACCACCCGAAGGAGCTGGCCACCCTGCTGACGATCTCCGAGGGTGTGCGGGTCCTGTCGCCGAAGCAGTTCCAGCGCGCGTTCATGAAGACGGTCGGGCACGAGAAGGGTTTTCACGGCGGGAAGAAGAAGGTTCAGGGCGTCAAGAACGAGGAGCAACTCGTTCAGATGATCCATCCGAAGATGGACGTTGTCGGGACGGACCTGCTGCCTGGCAACTCCATGCCCAAGCGCGTTGTGGACCGCATCGAAGTTCCGATGTCCGAGGAGCAGTACAAGCTATACAAGCTTGCGCTAGACGAGCACGGAGCCCTTGAGGAGTACCTGATTCGGCGTGACCCAAACGTGTCCGTGAAGAACGCGGAGCAGCTATTCGCGCAACTGCACGAGGCGCGAAAGATCTCAAATTCGCTGCAGACCGGCCGCAAGGACATCTCCCTCGCGCAGTCTGCGACCCGTACGCCTAAAGTGAACAAGCTCCTGGGAGACGCAGAGGAGATCCTGGGCGCGGACCCGAAGAACAAGGTGGTCCTCTACTCCAACCTCGTGCGTGGTGGCGTAGACGTTCTGTCCGCAGGGCTGACTGCGCGCGGCATAGAGCACGGTGTGTTCACCGGCAAGGGGACCCAGCTAGGGGACCAGAAGATAACGGGCTCCTCGCGCCAGCAGGCGGTGCGTGATTACAAGGCAGGCAAAACGCGCGCGATCATCCTGAGCGCCGCTGGTGCCGAGGGCCTCGACCTCAAAGACTCGTCGGCATTCCTCGAACTCGACTCGCACTTCAACCCTGAGCGTATCCACCAGGCCGAGGCCAGGGCGGTTCGGCTCGGCGGCCAGTCGTTTCGTAAGCCCGAAGATCGCAAGGTCAACATCCGACGCTACGTGAATACGCCGCCAGAGTCCGCACAGCCCGGCATGATCCGCAAGATGATGGGTGCGCAAACACCAATGACCACCGACGAGTGGATGTGGTCCGTTGCTAAGCGCAAGGGCGACAAGACCGACAAGGTGATGGAAGTACTGAAGCAGCCGCACAAGTACATCCGGAAGTTTAGGTCGGCCAGCGGTGAGTGGCGCTACGTGTACCCGGATGACAAGTCAGGTAATCGGGGCGGCTCGGTCACGCTTAACGCGCCCAGGCGCTCGCTGCCTGCCACGGCAGGTGCATCCTCGAGTGCCAAACCATCTTGGTGGAAATTTTGGAGACGACCATGGCGTACGCCCCAGGCAGCATCACCGGAGCTCCCCCACAACTAAGGCGCGCGCGCGACCCACGCAAGTCGTGCACGCAGTGCATGCACCACCGCTCCACCTCAGGTATGTCCTGGGCGGGTAAGGGTGTGTGCACACGGTACAGTGACTCAAACGGGTACATACCCGTCGATGCGGGAGACACCTGCGACGACTTTAAGAGCCCACATGACTAAGCGACTAAGCGAGTACGTGTTCCGCGTGCTACGCTTGCCGTGCAACCATTCGGAGAAGGACTCGAGATGGAAGACCTCAATGTCAGCGTTTTCGACCCACGCTTCATGCGCCACCTCGTGAAAACCGCCGGTGACGCGGAGGTCGCGAAGTTCATCGGCGACGGCGTGGACAAGGTGAAGAGTACGGCGAAGAACATTTTCTACCCCGGCGGGTACGGCAAGCCCAAGCCCTCGGCACTACAGTCGTTGTCGCCCGCACCCTCCAAGGCCACCACGTCGGAGTCTTCGCCCTTCGGCGCCAGCGGTAAGTGGTCGGACCCCCGTGGTAAGACGGACGCGCAGAGGCGAACAGAAGCCCGCTTCGGCAAGAGCACCGCCACGTCGATCGGACGCGATCGTAGTGCAGGCGTCCCCGGCCGGTCAGTAAGCCCGCCCAAGCCGTCGCAGCCGGCGCAGGCGTCGCAGCCCAAGCCGTCGCAGCCGGCGCAGGCGTCGCAGCCCAAGAAGGCCCCGGGACGCCGCATAGAGATGCCGCCCATGTACATCACCGGCGACGCGCCGAAGAAGGCACCAGCCCGCAAGCTTCGGTTCGCGGTCAGCAAGAGCGTCATGGCCGAGCAGCGCCGCCTGAAGGCGGCGGGGCTGTACAAGGGTAGGATCGACGGCCAGGCCGGGCGCCAAACGCGTGCGGCACGCGCAGCGTATGCGAAGCGCCCGCAGGGTGCATCGCGTATGTCCGTGACAAAGCTACGTGGCGCCGGCCCGCAGAAGCACCCCGCGCGGGCATCGCGGACAGCCGATAAGTTTGACCCGCGCAAGCTGCGCAACCCCTACGGCAGCTCGAGCGACGGCGGCGAGGAAGCAGGCGTCTCTCGCCGAGCGCTCGCAGCCCAGCGCCGGTAGCCCGAACGCGGCCCAATCCTGCCTAGAAGCCATC